ATTTTGCCCCTCACTGGTGTTTTCCGGGGCAGGCTTTCTGCCCGGAAACCAGTAGTCCGTGAGGTAGATTTACTGGAGCAGCTCCTCATCCCCTTTTGCTCCAGTAAACAGATTTCCCTATAGGGCGATTTTACTGGAGCATCCAATGTTTTCAATGACTTAGCCTGCTCCAGTAAATTTACTGGAGCAGAATGATACATTTCAATGGGTTGAAAGTAATTCTTAACACCGCATCTTAGCATTTTTGACAGTTTCCAGTTATTACGCAATTCGCCTTGCTCCAGTAAATGCTCCAGTAAACTGGCCATTTTATTTACTGGAGCAGTTACTGGAGCAGGCATCAAAACCCCTCCTCTTCAGGCTCCACGGGCCTCGCGGGCTGCTGCATCTCCAAGAATTTGATCCTGTTCACCACATACGCAGGGCGGGGCCTGCGGGTGTCTGGCTCAATCACATCCTTGTCGATTGTCACTGCGCCGCCCTTGATGCAAGCGTCCAAATATTGCCTGATCAGCTTCTCATCGGCACCTACGATCTCGCTTAACCAGCGTGGGGCATAGTCGTTGCTGAGGTGGTGCGCCCGGCATTTGGCTGGCCCTGCTTCCAACATCAGCCGCAGGATTTCCACCTTCATCTCCCCGGTCAGGGAGGCGATGCGGTCAGGTGGGGTCCAAGGCAGGCAGGCCCCAATGCTCTCCCCGTTGCTGATGGTCTGGCTGGTCAGCTTGTACCACATGGCCTCGCCCAATTTCGTGTAATTGGCCTTGGCGTTGTCGATGCGGATGTATGAGGTGCGTTCTTCCTGGGGGATGCCCAGGGCGTCTGCTTCCTCTTCCGTCATCCTGGTAAGGGTCAGCACGATGCGGGCCGCACCCTGGAGGGCCGAAGCCCCGCGCATGCGATCCACATCACCGGCAACCCCCACGCCTTTGCGATCATGGTGCAGCACCATCACCCCGGCGTTTGTCTCCTTGGCGAAGCCCCGGAAGGCCGCCAGGATGGAACGCATGGCGGTGTTGTCGTTCTCCTCAGCATTGTGCAGCTCTGCCATGGGATCGAAAATCACGCAGTCGATGTCGTTTTCGATGACAAGCTTCTTCAGGTCTTCCATGGCCTGGGTGGGTGTCACCACCCCGGTGTCAGGATCACGCTGGAACAGGGTTCCTACGCCCTCTGGGCCTACCCTGATCACGTTCCTGATGGCTGACCTCTCAATATGGCTGGAAGCCGCCAGGAAGGCTGCGTAGCGGCGGCGCTGTTCATCCCGGTCGTCTTCCACATTGAAATTGATGCTGCGGAATTTGTGCTTGGGGGTGATCTTCCCGAATTGAACGCCTGCGGCCATGGAGGTGGTGAAGGCCACGATGAAGCTGGATTTGCCGCCCGCGCCCTGGCCCGACAGAAGGGTCACAGCGCCGCGCAGGAGGATGCCTGGGGCCAGCCAAGGCCGCTCAGGGATATCGTCCAGGTCGTCACTGTCATCGGTCCAGATGCCCTGCTTTTCGGCTGGCGGGGCGGCATCAGCAAAAGGGTCACGATCCGGCAGGTTCCACTTCTGCCGCGCCCCCTCGATCATCTTCTGAATTTCTTCGTGCGTCTGCCTGACCGTGTAGCCGGGCCGCGTCAGGGCTGGCGCGAAGAGGTGGATTTCCTTGTCTGAAAGCCCCCGATTGATCCAGCTTGCCACCAGCCGCAGGACGCTGTTGTGCCAAGTGCCATCCTGCTTGGTGGCGTCAATAAGCTGACTGACCGGGGCATTCTGGCGCACTGGCGGCGCCCACTGATCGGAACCTGGGGGGGAGGTTTCATGCAAATTATCCCCCAAAACGATTTCGGGGGTATTTTGGGGGGTATTTTGGGGGCCTTCAGGGAGTGTTTTTTGCTGTTCCAGCGCCCGCAGCATGGTCAGCAGGGCATCTGCTTCCACCCGCTGCAACCGCTGTTCGGCAGGCCACAGGAGCTGGGTGATCTCGGTTTGCGTGCGGCCCTTCTTAACCGGCCACGCAATGCTGCCAGGGACGCGCATCAGCCGGGTGGGGTTCACCACAGCAGGGTCGCCCCCGAAATGCTGCGCCAGCCTGCTGTTCATCTCCCTCACGATGGCCGAGTCCGTGATGGGCTCCGCTACCGGCCAGAAGGTCTGGCCGCGCACTTCGGGATCGCGCCCGGTGATAACCAGATAGGCTGGCTTGAATTCCAGGGGATGGCTCCGCAGGCGTGACACGCTGGCGGCATCGTCGTGGTCGATGTGCGCGCCTGGGGCTTGGAGAAAATGTTCATCGGTGGTGGGGCCGGGCAGGTCTTTCAGGGTGCAAACCCGGTAATAGACATTGCAGCCCGAGATCGCGTTGATCTCGGTGGCAAACGTCACAAGCTCTTCAATCTCATCCAGCTCAAAGCGCTTAAAGCGATTCAACGCCTTGGTCTGTGGATCACGCCACCCAATCTCTAACTGGCCTTCTGTGCAGAGCTTGAACCAGAAAGAGAGGGCGTCATACATGGCGTCAGCATTCGGCCTGAGCTTGTCAGGGAATGCAGATATTTCGGCCATGGAACCCTCCTCATCTCAATATCAATGGTGTTACGGGCAATTTTCGCCCAGATTTAACTCATCCAACTCTTTGTGGCGCTGCTTATGACAGGGCTGACAAAGCCAAATCACATTCAATGGCTCGTCATAACTATCATGATGCGCATAAGCCCTCACGGCACCACAATATTCGCAGGGTTGCTTTTGGAGTCTGCCCGATTTGATCGCTCTGGCCACTGCATTATGGCAGCGCATTCGCCTCGGATCAGCAGTTCGCCACTTTTGTGTGATTTTGTAAGAAGCAACTTTCCTCGCAGGATTTTGCGCTCTTTCACGATCATATTCCCTAAACCTTTCCAAATTTGCGAGCCTATTGCGCCTTATTGATTCGCGCTGGCACGATTTGCATTTTCCGAGATAACCGTCTGCCGTTCGCGGATGTTTGTAAAAATCCGAAAACGGCAGAACGGCTTCACATGCAAAACACTTTTTTAGACCGTCCACGCTGTTGCTCCCTTTTGCGTGGGAGCAAAGCTATCATAGGACGGCCTCAATTAAAAGGGATTTCATCGTCAGAAGAAACGAACCCATTCCCCTTGGGAGCCGCACCGAAGCTGCCGCCGAAGTCTTCGGCGCCCTTGGTGGCGGATTCATCCCACTCCAGGCGGCGCCCCAGGGGCTCACCACGCTTTGTGATCAGCACCCCATTCAGACCGGCTGACACGCCCTTATTACCGGCGGCGTCATAACCATAGAGGTTGATCTGGACGCTGCCATAATACCCGGAAACCATGTGTTCTTCCGGGCAGCTCACGATCTTCCCACCCATCAGGATTTTCACATCCACCGGGCGCTTGGAAGAAGCGTTGACATAGAAGGCGTTGCGGAATTCTTCGGGACGGATGAAATTGCCATCATCGTCCTTTTCATCGCCATCACGCAGCGGGGAGCGCAGCCCCTTAGGTGCCTGGGCGCCCCACTTCAAATCGCGGGCCGCTACCATCGCCTTCTTGAGGGTATCAACCTGTTCCTTGTCGGCCTTCGGGATAATCATCGTAACGCTATACTTGGGTTCAGCGCCTTCGGCAGCCGCATGGGGCTGTGCGAGGTGCATGTAGGCCAGACGGACACTTTTGATCGTTGCTTGCGTAGACATCGTATTCTCCGTTTTCACATGTGCAGAAAGCGCTGCACCGCATTTCGGGATCAGACCCCGAAAGTCTCTTTTCCCACGCCGCGCGTGTAAGCGTCAGCCCAGGTCCAATTCGCGTAATTTGGCACCACCGATGCGATGAGTTTTTCACGGTCATTGCTCAGGGCCAGGAAATTCTGCAACCGAATTGCGATCTGGCGCAACTCCTCCAGATGTCGTGCATTGTCCTCCAACACAAACACCATCTCTTGTGTCGGCGTGAAATAGGCCACCCGACCAGTGTAATTGGTGTCGTGGATGTAGAGGCTGACCTGCCGCTTGTGGGGCATTTCAATGTCGGTTGGCATTTTGAGCTTGGATTTGATGTCCAGGCGGATGCCATGCTGGGTCCAGCCCAGGTCCACAAAGCCCAGGAAGGGTACGTCAATGCCGTTTAGTGATACCTCTATACGGCACTGAACCTCATCGGGGATGCCTGCCTTGCGCAGCTTTTTGATGCCCTGCTCCACGATGCCTGGGATGGCCGCGCGTTCCTTCAGGGCCTTGGCTTCCTTGACCGAGTAGGTGAGCTTATCGAATTCATCCAGGCCAATCTGCTGGCATTCCACGATGGGGCGCTCAGGCTCCAGGAGCCCGGCCACGATACCGGATTCAGAGGCGGTGCCGCGATGGGCGGCATAGCCCACTGGGATTTGTTTACCGGCAAGGCGTGTCATCACCCACAGGGCGGGGTCCATCACCCATGAATTTAGGCTGGATGCCGACAGGTGCTTGATGCCGTGGGTTTCAAAGGGGTTCATGCAAGATAGCTTTTCTTTTTACGGGCTTCGAGCATGTCATCAGCGTGATTGTAGGCAAGATCAGCGTAAGTCTTTCTGCCATAGTCCAAATTTGTCTCAGGGTTTGCCAACAAGCCCTGCAACGCCGCCATTGCGAACAGATCGCGCAATGCCGGTTGGTTTTTTATCTGTAATTTCAGGGCTGTTTCTTGCAATTTTACAGATTCGGCGACCAAATCTACAGGGTCTTTTTCACTCATTTCTTCATGTCCTTTGCGTAACTGCCTTTGGCCCGCCGCAGCACGACAGGGGTGATCCAATTGATGCCTTCACGCCGGGCAAGTTCAAGGATGTCGATCCAATAGGTGGCTGCGATGCCGCGCGTGGGCCTCATCCAGTTGTCCACCATCTGGCGTTCAACGCAGATTTTGTTGGCGACATGGTTGACGCCACCGAGGGCCTCAATAATATCGCGGGTGGTCGGCTGTTTCATGGCCGCAGATCGTATTTGTCATTTTGACAGATTGCAAGAGGGTATTTTGAGATGGCGCGTTTTTTGATCACCATGCACATGCCAACGGGCTCTTCGGAGCATCTGGTCCATCAGGTTATCGGGGATCATGCCGCCGCCGATCTCAATGAATTTGCTGAGGAATTGAACAACAGTGCCTTCGTGGTGGTGCGGCAGTTTTACTTCATGAATAACCGCAATACGGGGGAGCGTGGGTGGCGGGATCGGGGGGATTTGATCCTCAATACCGAGCATATCGGAAAGGTCGCGGTATATTTTGAAGGGGCATAAAACCAACAATATCAATTAACTAAGTGGCGGCAGAGGGGTGCCGCCATTTTTTTGCAAAATTTCCCAAAATATTGTTTGACAGTCGCAGAAGGCGACTATATAAGGATGGCACGGCGCTGATGCCGAATATGTTTTGATTTAGGAGACTGAAGATGAGCATTGGTAATTTCAACCTCGAAGGTGAAATCAAGGCCAAGCTGGCGAAGCTGGATGCTGCTGGTGATCACCCCACTGTTGCCATCGCGGAGCGCGTGGTGTTCGCCACCCAGGCTTTCTTGGAGCGCCTCATGGAAATCCGCCAACTCCACCGCACCGACGAATGCGACGACATGATTAACGGCACCCGCGACATGCTCTCTGATTTGGTTGGCTATGCGGTTGCCAAGGAAGAAGATGATCGCGTGAATGCCGACTGGAACCGCGCCTGCGCCGCAGCAGATTATCGCCTTGAAGATCGTCGGGCTGAAGAGTGGGGGTACTGATCATGGGATATTACAAAAACATGCTGATCGACATGGAAGATGACCGTGTGATGGAAGCCAAGATCACCAAGCTGGAACGGCGCATTAAGGAGCTTGAGCGCGCCGTTCAGGAGGCCACCGAATATTTTGAAGACCGCGCCGACATTGATGAAGAGGGCGGGCCAAACATTGAGATGGCGCTCGGTACGTCCCTGCGTAATATTTTGGAGGGCGTGTGATGCTTCAAACCCAAGATGACTGGCACCGCTATGAGATGGAGCGCGATGATGCGCTGTCCCGGCGCCGGGAGCTGATCCAGCGGGCCTGGGGCCTGCACCGGGGCGGCATGAAGCTGCGCCAATTCTTCCCCGATCTGGGCGATTTCAACATTGCCCTGGCGGCGGAATTCCGGGCTGAAGCCCGCGAGATCAGGAGCCACTGGCGGTGATCAAGCTCATTGGTCAATTCTGGTTCATCGTTAATGCCCCTTCGGGGGCATTTCACGGCTACCCCTGGCCCACCCGCCAGGATGCCCAAGAAGCCCTAACAGCGGTCATGGAGGCCCATCGTGGATACTGAAGAACGCAACACCACACCAATTGATTGGGATAAGCCTATCGAAACCACGGAAGGGTTTCCGGCGCGGGTTATATCAAGGGATTACCTACTATCATCAGGTGAACGTCAGGTAATTGTGCAAGTCGAAAAGAGGGGTGAAAGTAGCCTGCATTATTATGATGTTCAAGGAACTAACAGATATATCAATGTAAAAATCCGCAACCGCAAAACCAAGCGCGAAGGGTGGGTGAGCATTTTCCCAGATAGGTGGGCTGGAATAATTTGGGAAAGCAAGGAAGACGCTCAACGTCACGGAGACACAAAACACGCCATTGATATCGTAAAAATTGAATGGGAGGAATGATCATGCAGATTGAAGCACAGCCCACCACCAGCACCACGGCAGAGGCCGTCCAGGCCAAGGCAGAGGCCCGGCTGCTATTGGAAGAGAATGGCAAGCTCCGTGAAGCTTTGGTGCATGCCCGGCAGTGCATTGATGCCGACGATGTGATTGGCGCGCACCAAATCATCACAGCGGCGCTGGGGGAAAAAGGATGATGCCAAAGTATGATATTGGCGAATTGATTGCTGCACTTAATGAAGCGGTGAACAAGTTGAACAACCTGCGCGTCAAGTATGATGATCTCGAAAAAGAGCGGGATATGCTGAAGCGTGACAACGAAATTATGGTGGGGATGATAAATGACATGGGAACCATAGTCATCAAAGCCCGCGCGGCGCTGGGAGAAAAGGAATGATTGACATCGCAGATAAAATCTACGCCGCCACCGGACTGACGCTCAACGCAGAGGCGGCGGCTGCGATTGAACGGCTGATCCAAGCCGAAAACGAAAAGCTGCGGGCGAAAGCTGATAGCATATATTCGGAACGTAACCGGCTGGCTGTTGCTTTTGCGCGTATGGCTTTGGCGGCAGGCTTCAAAGCTGGAACGGGCGTTGATCCAGACGAAACCAAATGGCCCGTGGTTTATGTTGAAACCCCCAACGGGCAAGTTTCTTGGCATATTGCCAGCCATGACGCTGACATTCTCAGCGGCTTGCCTGTCTACGAAGGTCAATGGGACGGCACTTATCGCGCGCGAAAAGCTGATTGGTGCGTTTGGGATCAAAACGAATCGCTACAGGCTGTTGCCCGCGTTGCGCTGGGAGAGTGCATTTCAATCTGCAATGCAGTCGCCCGCGCGAACCGCGTTGAATATCCTGAGAAATGGAAAGATCGCCCCGAAGGCATTCCTCATGAATGGCAACAGGCGTGGGAGACTTGCGCTGAAACTGCGGAAGATATCGCCGCCGCCATCCGCGCGCTGGGAGAAAAGGAATGAGCGAAGACCATATCGCCGTAGCAATCAATGGCGTCCTGTATGTGAAATTTGAGGATGCCAAGAAGCTGCGCGAGGGCTGGGATAAAGCTGATGCCGAAATTGAAAAGCTGCGCGCTGCTGTGCAGGATTTGGCAAAGCACATCTGGCGCGGCGATTGGGATAAGCTGAAGCCGGAAACACGCGAGTTGCTGGGAGAAAAACAATGAGGTGGAAGGTATTAGACAAAACCAAATGGCATAGGGTGTTTGCTTGGCTTCCGGTAGAAACCGTATGCAAGACTATGGTTTGGCTTGAGTGGGTGGAATACAGAGACAAAAGCTGGGAGCGAACCGACCTTGGAAATGTTTATCGCAGGCCCGCTCAGTATCGGTTGATAGATGGGGGAGAAAAGGGATGATCGATCTTGTCCTGATAGTGCTTTACAACATCATCCGCAGCCTATGATCCGCACAGCCATCGCGCTTACAGCCCTGCTCTGCATCACGCCCGCCCAGGCCGCAGATCAGCGCGCATGCATCGCCAAAGCCATCTATTGGGAAGCCCGTGGGCTGTCAGAGAATGGCCAGCGCGCGGTGGCTGAAGTGATCTGGAACCGGGTCAATCACCCGGCATTCCCCAAGACCCCCTGCGCGGTCGTTTTCCAGCGCACAGGGGCCACTTGCCAATTCAGTTGGACCTGCACCAGCCTCAGAAACGCACAACCGCCCAGGAACGCATCCTGGCAGGCTGCATGGCGGATCGCAGGAGAGCCCCCTGGCAGCGTCACCAATGGTGCGCTGTTCTTTCACGCCAAAAGGTATCGCGCCCGATGGCACCACCTCGTGGAAGTCGCAGAGGTCGATGGACACGTTTTTTATTCAGACAGGAGATAGAGATGACAAGCGAAGAGAAAGCCCAAATGGTGGTCAATGTCATGACAGCCGCCAATGTCTTGAACAAATTGCAATTGCGCATCATGCTCGAATTGCATTTGGTTTCAGATTTGATGGTACATGAATTGGCCAAAACTGCTGATGTCAGCGCACCCGCCATTTCACGTTCTGTGGATGAGCTTGAAAAGCTTGGATACGTCAAGCGCATCCGCGACGAAAAAGAAGATCGTCGCCGGGTCTATGTGACCATGACCAACAAAGGTGGCAAATTTGTTGAAAGCGCTTTGGCGTAAGGAGAATTGAGATGAATAACGAAGAAATTTTGAAATTGGCTCTTGCTAAGTCTCCAACCATTGCAGAAGCCAAAGAAGCCGCTGAATGGATGAAGCGGTTTCTTAATGAAGACCCCCCGCCTCGGCCCAAATTGGCGAACCCCACGCCGGAATTGTTGAAAGCCACAGAAAAAGTCAAAGAAATCCTTAGTAAACCGATTGATGATCCAGATTTTTATGTGGACCCCAATCAATTGCCCTTGGCTTTGGATAAAGCCCCAAAACGGACACGCAAAAACTCAACCGCCAAAAGGAATGGGCGTAAGATATTGCCAGAAGAAACAGAATATGTGGCGCGAAAGCTTCCCACTATAAAAACAATGGAAGAATTCAATGCCATGGCCAATGAATTAGACAGAAGCCCAGGCGCAATAAGCGAATGGATAAATCGTGCCTATGTCCAAATAGATCACATTCTTTTGCCCCCTGCCGTTTTTCCAAAGCTCTATAGAAGGGCTGTGAAAGCAGCAAAGGCAAAGGCAGAAGCAAATGGGTGATTCCATCATGTACGTCAGCGAAGATGAGTGGGAACGGCGCACCACCTACATCATTGAAGCCAAAAAGCGGAAGGAAACCTTCCAGCAAATGGCTGACGCTCTCGGCATCCCCCTCTGGGCTACCGAGAAGTGGTATCACCGGCATGTGGCCCCCAAGCCCATGCTGAACCCCAGGCCATGCATGTGCTGCCGGAAGACGTTTGATTCCGAAGGCGCCCACAACCGCCTGTGCGGCCCCTGCAAAAGCGGGCGTAGCATCAACCCCTTTGAGGTCGTCACCGGCACCTCACGCCAAGTGGGCGCCCGGTAACGATGCCGCAAAAGCGGGATGATCTGTACACCAGGGCCTTTGCGGTGATGCTCAGGGTTGAGCGCCGCCGCAGAGGCTGGTCCAAGGAAAGCATGGCGCGGCGGTGCCATGTCACAAGCTCTGCCATAGGCGCCTGGGAAAAGGGCCTATGCGCCCCGACCTACGGCAACATCCTGAAGATCGCCGACATCTTCCAAGTGAAGCTGTCAGACATGATGCGGGCCGTGGAAAACGTGGCATCCGTATTGGGAAAAAATCATGATCAAGCAATTGAACCCGCCAATCCCGGTGATCACGCCCAAGGGTAACGCCTGGGCGCACCTGATCATTGATTACGGGCCAGAAGCCGATTTGGTCTGGGTTTGCTTCCAGGACGAAACCGGCCAGTGCTGGTCCTGGGGCAACCGCGACATCCGCGCACAGCAAAACCTTACATTGGGCCGGACGCTATTAAAGGATTAGGCGTTATCCTTACCAAAGGCGGTCATTTCGGTGATGCGCCGGGTCCAGCCTTTGCCAAAAGTGGCAAACGTATCCAGGCTTTCCAGGTAGTGCTGCCGGTAAGCCTGATACGCATCAACCGCCTTCTGGGGGCCTAGCATGTCCACCCAAGCTTTCACCTGCTTCAGGCTATTGGGGCCTATGGCGCCGTCCGTAACGGCCCCACAGAGGCTTTGAAGAGCCTTGGCAGCCCGCCCTGGACCACTGTTCACCGCGAAGTCAAAGACGCATGCAGCAAGCCCCGGCGAGATCGCGGCAAGCTCATCGCCCTTCACCTTGTCCCAGTACCCCTTGCGGTAGATCGCCAGGAGGTGATCATCGGGAATTTTGCGCAGCTCATCTTTGGTGGCTGGGCGACCCAGGAAATCCGAATAGGTCTTGAGCGTCACGCCCTTCATTGTCGCGCCGCCGGGATCATCCCTGTGGTCGCTCCACAACCCCTCGTGGTGCAGGGTTTCGGTCAGGATTTTGGGGAAGAAGGACATGGATCAACCCTTAACGATTCGGGGTCTGGTGGGTATTAAATAACCGTAGGGACATCATTACTGCCGTCAGATTGATTAGCCTGTTACTTCGCCGCTTTTTCAGCTTCGGCAGCAGCTTTTGCTACATTCCAAGCATCAATAGCCCACTGATAAGCGGTGTATGAGGAAATTTCTTGATTGCGAATTAAACGTCCACGATCATCTGCCCATTCCTCTTCACCCCAGGTTTCATACCATTGCACGGCATGAAGGCCAGCAGGCGCTGGGGATACATCAATTGAATAGCCCTCACCATCAATCGCCATGGTTCCATCAGGAACAATAAGGGTGAATTTCATCAGATGCCTCCAATAAGCTTGGGTGTGGTTATGCCAGCAGTTGCCAACAAAACCTGTTGGCTGGTTTCATTTGCGCGAACCATCTCATTTCTAAATGATTCAACGGCAGCGCCAGTTTGTCTTTGCTGCTGACTGTTTTCGATCATGAGAGTTGGCAGCCATGCCATAGCACAAGCCCATTCATCAACCTCTTGACCTGTATTTGGATTATGCCCTCGTACCTGAATAAACCATGCGCACTTTAATTGCTTGCATGGCTCAAAATTATTGAGCGGGCAATTGGATTCAACTTCAAACTTCATCCTATCAATCCTTTGAAGCAAAAATTACATCTACATATTTAACTGCCAGATTGATGGCGGTCCCAGTAAAACTATGCGTATGCGCATTCATGGTCAATGAGTGATTGTGCGAACCACCACCACCTGTTGCACCTGTGTCTGCACCTACGGCAGTACCATTTCCAACATCAGAACCAGCACTAGAAGCCTGTGATCCAAAAGCGTGAGTGTGGCTCGGAATTTGAGCGGTTGATAGTGTTGTATTTCCGACTGTTCCTGTGTCAGTCGTGTTACCGATGGTGCCAGAAACAGCTTGAGATGCAAAAGCTGTGGTAAAATCAACCGTCCCACCACTGCTTGCAGCCCCACTTACTATTCGCAAAGCGGCATTATTGTTGGTGGTAATTTTCGTCCATCCAGTTGGCGCGGCAGTTTGCCCAAAAACAATTACTGTCCCAGCAGCAAAAGGCTGCTGTGCTGTCGCGGTAATTGTAATTGACCCGGCGCCATTGGTGATCGTAATCCCAGAACCCGCTGTGATTTGGTTTAGCGTGTACCCGGCACCATTTCCAATCGGCAGCTGGCCGCTCACAGGAGCCGCTGTGAGGCCAGTGCCGCCATTTGCCACACCCAAGGTGCCTGCCAGCGTCACAGCCCCTGTGGTGGCCACAGCAGGCGTCAGGCCGGTAGTGCCACCGGAGAAGCTGTCCACCCGCGCAACACCCGTGGAGGTAATGGAAAGCCGCATGCCGGTGGCCGTGCCATCGCAGGACACCATCGTGGTGCCACTCGGCAGCGTGATATCCGATCCGCCAGCAGCAGATGCGATCTTCAGGGTGAAAGCGCCTGTTGTACTGTTGGTGACGGTCCACTGGCCGCCCACGCTGGCCGGAATCAAGTACCGTACATTGGCAGTTAAAGTGCCTGTAACAACAATCTGGATCGGGCGATACTGCGTGGATGTTAGGGTAACATCACCAGAAGTCGCAGTAGCATTCAGGTTAGTGACGCCGCCAAGCGCAGTATCAACCGCCGTAAAATCCGCATTTACCGGCGTGTTCCAGCTATCGACGTAATCGTTGTACCCTGGCAGCTCTAGGTTTTTGTTGGGCGTGAACGTCGAAGTCATGGCATACCCCGTTAAATAGCTTTGTTTGCGATAGAAAGCGCCTTGGCCACAGCCTCATCCGGCTGCTCAAGGATGCCCTCCGTGGTGGCATTATGCGCCTTCTTGGCGGCTTCCGCAGCCCTTATCAGCGCGGCAGCCCTGGCAGAATGATCATTCCGCATCAGACGCCCACCGGATGCCCGGCCCACGCGGCCACCGGCACGGCGAGGTGGCGGCGCACTTTGATCATTTAACGCCATGACAGCACGAGATGATGCTGAATTGATCTCATCAAGAATGTTGGCCACGGCAGGCTGGCTTCTGGCCATACTGACCAACCGCGCCGCATCTTGCGGATCATCAGACATAGCCAGCCGCAATATCTGCCGGGCGCGGGCATTGCCCATCATGTTCGAAAGCGCGGCACCACCGCTTACACCCAAAGAAGCAAGGACATGAAACACACTGACTGGTGATCCACTCGCAATTGCATAACCAAGAGAACCAAGGCCACCAAATTGGCCGACCTTTTCAGCAAATTGCGTGACCCTGCTTGGATCGGCCACAATCCCACGAATATTCCTCGCCGCACCATGGGCGAGCATGGCCGATTGAATGTCTTTGAATTTATCAGCGCCAAGAATTGCCCTGTATTGGTTCAAAATACCGGCATCACGGGAGGCAAATACCTTCGCCGCATCATCAGGATTTGTCCTGATATAAGCAGCAAGCCCCGTTCTGAACATATTTTGCTCTTCAGGAGAAAACTTATTGGCAAATTGATACATCTGATTGCCAACATACCGAGTGTCGGCCTGCCTCCCTTTTGATGCTTCTCTGAAAAATTCTTCACCAGCAGTAAAGGCATTATCTGCGCGCAGGTACTTCCCGGCGCCTTCAACAGCTTGCCGATAAGGCACAAAATTAGTCGTCAAATACCCCTGCAATTGATTTTTGAAATTGGTCAAATCTCCAGCATCAGTAGATCGACCGCGCCGATACAATTCTTCAGCTTCATCCCGCAAAGAGCGGCGGAACCGATCCCAGAATTCTAGCGGCACATTACCTTGACCACTAAAAACAATCTGACCATTTTGCCTGATGAAAGGATTTGTAAATCCACCCGGCGTTTGGCTTCTCAATGACAAGGCATCAATAGCTTTTCGTGCTGCTTTTTGCCCTTCTGGATGCTGCAAAAATTGCGCAAGCTCATCATTCCAAACATGCTGGGCAATAGGTTGAGAATAGGCAGCACGATATGCAGGAGCATTTGCGGCGCGGGCAACATCTTCAGCTTCCCGCACCAAAGCAGCAGGCTCAATGGGGCGGCCAAAAATATTGTCGATCTGCTGCCGAGTGGTATTTGTGGCTTCTGCCTGCCGGGTCTGAAAGAATTCTTGCAGCTTTTGCGCTGTCGGAGCTTCAGACCTTTCAACGCGCCCCAAGGCGCCTTCCACCATGGCGCGGCCACCAGGAAGATCAGCAATAGAAACAGGAAGCCCGCGAGCCGCCGCCTGTTCAAATTCTTCCATTGTCATCTGCCCTTTACCCAAGGCAGAAGTTTGAGCCCTTTGGGCAATTTCACGCTGCGGATTGATGTAATTCCTGACCGCGCCATAACCGGCACCCAGGGCGCCTAAACCAGCGCGCAATCCGCCACCAAGCAAAGCACCGAATTCGCCGCCTTCTTTTGCACGTTCAGCAATATCACCCAGGCTCTCCCCAGGAACAAGCTTCGCAGCCTCTTCAGCAGCACCGTAAAGGCCACTTTCTGCCGCCGCAAGCCCAACAGGAACCGCCGCGCGCCCCACCGCCTGAGTGGGCCTGGAAATGAAACCTGGGACATACCGGGCAGCCGCTGATGCCGCATCAGCAACAGCCTGTGGCACATATCGACTGGCAACATTCAATGCAGGCTGCACTGCCGCCGCAACACGCGGAGCGGCCAACGTGGGGAAGATCGGCAATGTCGCCAGGGCGCCGCCCACTTGGCCCGCCGCTGCAAGTGCCGGGTTTGCTTCCTGATAGGCGCGCTTTTGAGCTTCCCTGGCGGCAAGCTCAGAAGAATACCGCTCCCCAAAAGTGGTGCCTTCAGGGCCTCTTGCAGCAGCCAAAATGGCAGATGTGCCACGCTCCATAAGCGGGGTGAGAACTGGGATTTCGACATCCGGCAGCCGATATCCCATGGTTTCCTGGCGCTGTCTTGCAGCAGGCATGCGCTCCTGAATTTGCTGCTCAAACCTTTGCGCCGGGGTTGTGTCAGCAAATAAATTACGCCCATCAGCGGGGGGAGATTCAGCAGCAGGAAGCTCTTCGGCAAACAAATTGCGCCCAGACATTATTCGCCTCCCACTTCATATCCCATGGAACGTGCGCGCTGAATTACCTGTTCGCGTGTCATTCCTGGGTTTGCCGCCAAGGTTGCGTTGATGTCTGCTTCTGTCGCTACCCGCCTAGGCGCAGCAGGTGCAGCAGCAGGCTCACCACCACGGATCAGCGGTCGTGCGCCTTCCGTCATGCCAGCGAAACGCGGGGTCCGAGAAACAGCCTGCCGCTGGAAGACAGAAAGATCGTTATCACCTGAAGCCGTCCAGCGAGCATTAAATGCCGCCGGTTCCGGCATACCGGCATCAAGCCAATCGCGGTATTGCTTATTCTCACGCTCCAAATTGGCGAGCGTGTTGGTGATGACAATGTACCGAGCGTCTGGCGACATCCCAGGCTGCGCCACTGTCAAAAGCGCTTCTCTTAATGCCGTACCAGGAGCGCGCTGCGCGCCAGACTCAGCAATCTTTGAGAATGCCTGCTCAATTGCAGTTTTATTGCCCGCATCAACAGCAGCCTGCAAATCACCAAACCGCTCTTGGATCACAGGACCAAGCCAAGGCAGTTGGCTACCAAGCCCGACCAATTGCGCGAGCGCCTCAGAACCACGGTTTGTTTGCACATTCTGATAAATCTGCGTCAATTGATCTATCAGCCCGCGCGCAACAGGATATTCCGTCGAAACAAAAGAATTGGCTCGGTTGTATTGATTGGTGCGAGATTCAGCCAAGCTCTCAACAAACTTGGCATCCTGCGCACGTTCAACAGCAAGCTGACGGAACTGCTCATTCAGCGTGTTGTCCCTGTTGCGAGGAACAATTTCACCACCAATGATCCTATCTGCGCGCTGCTGGTAATCCTTAACTTCGCTTTCCAAGCCAGGGATTTCATTAAGCGCCTGCTGCGTTCCTTCAGTCCGAAGCGCGGCAATCCTGGCGCGCTTCGCGCGGATTTGCTCATCAATCCATTGAGGATTGTCTTCATTCCGAAGCACAGAATAATCAAACCCCTCAAGCCTGCGCTGCGCTGTTGAACTTGCATATGGTGATGCCGGTTCAGCACGTTGCCCAGGAGCAGGCGGCGGCGTCTGAGGCTGCGTTGTAGGGGCAGCAGGAGCTTCACGCCTACCTTCGGTAGCCCCCTCTGCTGGCGGCGTTGCGGGCTGTTCAGCAGGTGCGGCACCAGGGACAGGCACTTCACCAGGACGCCCAGCAGCAGGGGCTTCAGAGGCGCCAGGAGCCCGACTGGCAGCAACAGCGCCAACACCTGACCCGCCGCCAGTAAGCGCGCCAAGCATTTGCCGATACCGCCTGTTGTATTCCTCAAGGCTGATCTGCTGGCCAGTTGCCTTGTCAAGGTAGAAGACACGATTGTCGGGACCAAGGCGCCGTTCATACATGGCTTCAAAGCGCTGCAAGAGCTGAAGGTTCCGCAAGGACTCTTCAACATCCACACGCCGCTCTGCGGTGGCTGCTTGCTGCGCCTGGATGCCAGTCTGCTCACGGGCGCGCTGTTGCTCTTCAAAGCGCGCCTGCATGCCGCCATAGGTTTCAGCAGCCGTCCCAAGCCCCTGCAAGACAGCAGAGCCTAGATACCTGCTTGGAGAAGACGCCATGCCTGCAAGACCGGCCAATGCCGGGACAAACCAGGATTGATTGCGTTGCATCCAATCCGGCGCCGGGCGTTCCATCCTCACAAGACCGCGCTGCTGGCGCGGCGGCCCAGCAAGCCGCGTCAAATCATCGGCAGATGCAGCAGCACCTTGAGGAGCGCGAGCGCGCACTTCAGCGATCTGCTCTTCAGTCACACCAGGGAAATAGCGGATGACCTTTTCAGCATAATTGGGATCACCACCGGCATTGTAATTGGTAGCCAAAGCCCGCGCCGCCGCGACTGGATTGGACCAATCAACATTCGGATTGCGGGCCGCAATATAAGAGGCAGAGAAATCAATATTGCGCCGAGGATCGCGCAATTCTTCTTCGGTCGCAGGATTAAGGCCAAACCCTGGCCTGCGCGCTGTGCTGGGCAAAATCTGCCCCAGGCCGATTTCTCCAGCCTGCCCACGCGCTTCAGGATTGAAGCCAGATTCATGACGCAGAACAGCGCCAAGAATATGCGGCGGAACGCCCCTTTCGCGCGCCACCTCTTCAACAATGGATTGATACGCTTCAGGAACATTCGGGCCACCGCCCTGCTGATACCCCTTGCGCGGCGCAAGCCCAACAGCATCAGGGTATTTCTTCTCAACCTCCTGCGCCATCAAGCCAATTTGCTTTTTGTCGTCACCCTTGAAATTGTAGCGATACACATTTTGTCCATCAAAAAGTTTGCCGATAGGCTCAATGTTTTCTTTCAACCCGCGATCAGAAAGCATAACCGCAGCAGCTATAGCTGCCAATGATGCCGCAGTTTGCGCATCATCTTTACTGGGATCATAATGACCACCCGCGCTTGGCGACAGCACACCCGGATTAATTTGTGCGGATGAGGTATTGTTTTTGTCGTTTTTGCCATCCTTTTGATCAAGAATTGAAGAGGGACGAGAATCTGGCGTTTCAAATTTTTGCGGGCTTAAACCACCCTCATAATTATCACCACCAAAACCACCATAATTGCCTATGTCGGCAAATCCGCCATCTTCATAATGGCGCCGAATTGCGCCTCCGGTGGCCGCGCCAGCGCCATAAATTGCCGCAGCAGTTTTTGCAAAATCCAAAAGCTGTTTGCCATCATTAGATTGTTGCCCACCCGGTTTTGGGGCTTCAAGTTTACCAGGAGTAATAGGTTTGCTGATATCTTCGGGGACATATTCGTCAGTTGCTTGGCTATACGGCAAACCACCAACAGAAAAGCCTGGACGAATAGTGCCGCCATGAGCATAACCGAAAGCAGCAGCAACATCCTGCGCAGCTTCGCGGGCGCCCTCAACAAACTGCTGCCCCCAGCTTCCCTGCCATTGCAATCTGCCGCCCTCGCCAGCCAATCCGCCAGAGGATGGCGTTGTCTGTGTGGTGGTTTGGCCGGAAGGGCTGGTCGTCGTGGTGGTCTGTCCAGGAGAACCAACCAAACCTGCCTTGGCACCGGCATAACCCTTCTGGATACGCTCAGGCATGCCTGCGATATCACCAACATCGCGCATGGCCTGCCGCACATCATAAGGAGCCTGCTGCCGAGGTGCTGGTGCTGTCAGTAAATTACGGCTAGGCGCCTGCATCAGCGTGGAACCATAAGGCCCAGCCTTCCCCATGCCGCCGCCGTACAGGCCCGCCTTGCCATACGGGAACATGCCCTGATGGGCATTCACCAGCGCATTGATCTGCGCCAGGACATCATCACCACCCGGCGCACCGCCAGCAGCAAACCCCTGACCAGCATCCTCACGGAACACGCCACCACCCATGGAATTGCCATCCCACGGATTCAGACCGCCACCATAGGCTTTAGGAGCCCGTGCGGCGGCCTCATCGGTCGCGGCGTCATAATCTACCGTCTTGTAGCCGCCAGCCAGCCCCACGGCCTCTGGATGCTTCTTCTCAACATCCTGCGCCACAAGGCCGATCCGGGTGCCGGGCTCGCCCTTGTATTTGAACCGCACGATGTCCTGACCATCAAAGGTCTTACCGATGGGCTCAATATCATGCTTCAATCGCTCATCCGAGAAGAACGATGAAGGCTGCGTGGTGGTCGTGGTCGATCCAGACAGCGCGCCCGTACCCATGGCGATGTTCGCCAGGAACTGCGCCACTTGGAACGGGTAGCCCTGCTGCTGCAAGAACTGGTTGTACAGCGCCTGATTCTGCGCCTGCTGGGTCTGCTGCTCCACCGTACCAGCCGCAAGCTGCGCCTGACCGCCCTGCAAGGCTGCCTGCTGCGCGCCAGTGCCAAGCCCGGCCAGCCCCTGGCTGACGCCAGCCCCAATGCCATACAGCCCCTGCCCAAGCGCCTGCTGCGCCTGGGCAGCCTGGGCGCCCTGGCCAAATAGCTGCTGGCCCAATGCCGCCTGCTGCTGGGCAGTCTGCGCCCCCTGGCCAAATGCCTGCTGGCCAATGCCGAGGAACTGTTGGGCGGCCTGCTGCTGCGCCTGCCGGTTGGCCTGCTCGGCCTGCAAAGCCACGCCCTGCTGCTGCTGGGCCGCGCCAAGCGCCTGCCCATAGCCTTGCTGGTAAATGTTCCCCAACGCCTGGGCGGTGGCAAGGTTTTGCTGCTGGGCCAAATTAGCCTGGGCAATCCGCCCGCGATCACCACCAAAGGCACCGCCACGGATTTGCTCACCAAGCATCCGCTGGCGCTCTTGCTCCTGCTGCTGCCGCAAAGCCTGATAGGTGGGCTGCGCCACAGCCTCGGTATAGGGCGACATATAGGCGCCGACATTCAAGCCGCCCGGCGCGATCTGCCGCGCACCAGCAAGGCCAAATCCGGTGGCCATGCCCTGATAAGGCTGGGCAGCAGCCTGGGCGCCAGCGATGTTCTGGGCCGCCGCAGCCTGCAACGGCGCGGCAGCCGCCTGACCGCCATAGATGTCTTGGGTAGCCGCCTGATAATAAGGCTGGGCCTGCGCTGCACCGCCAAGCAACGCCGTACCGGCAGCCTGATAATAGGGCTGCGCGGCGCCAGCGGCTTGGCTGACATTGGAAATGCCAGCCTGCTGCGTTTGGGTAAGAGGAGCGACAAACTGCCCGCCATACGGCGTGAAAGGTTGCTGCGCGACCTGCTCGGCGCGAGCATTTACCGCATTATACCGGGCCAAAACCTCTGGCGGGATGGATACCGAGGAGGTACTTGTGCTGCTCTTACCACCACCGCTCATGATGCCTCTTTCCAGCCCCCTGTTTGGGCTTGATACAGGAAGTACACCCCCGAAGGCGAGCCAAATTGACGTTCATACATGCGGATTTTGGCCGCAGTACGGTCATTACTTAACACACCAATCATCAGGGGCAAACCCAATTTATCAGACGTTTCCTTGGCGAACTTGCAGAGCTTGGCAGCCCTGCCACCCTTCGCGCTACGGAAATCAGGATGGACGAAGATCGCCCGCTCCTCAAGGACGGGATTATCTGAGTACCAGACATTCCCGACCCGAAGCAGAATGGCCGCTTCGGGCTTTTCACCCGCCTTCCCAATAACCCCCACAATACCAGATTGCAGGGTTAAAGCCGGGTAAATCTCGTTCAAAAGCTTCACCGGGTTTGGGTTCACAAACCCGTTTTCATCACAAGCAAGCATCGCCAATTCCATGAGATCATGGACATCATCAGGCGTGGCAATTCGGACCCTAATATCTTCGGACATCAGTCCTCAATCCTTCTTTGGTCCCGGCAAAGCCTGGAGGGTCTTAATGGTCTTCTGCCGGTATTGTTTCACGAATTCATCCAGCATCCGATGCCCGTCCTCCATCGAGCCACCACCCAGGTGAATTACATCTTGCGGGCTGATGATATATTCCCCACCCGCTACAACCACAGGAACCGTTTCTACGTCAGCAAAAGCAGGGTTCTTGTGAGGCTCACGATCCCCCTCTGGATCGCGAAAAATACGGTCTGAAACCTTAAAGCCAGCCATGGAATTGCCTTCGCCCATGGCCGAAATGATGTCTGCCGGGATCACATAAGAGCCAGACGCCACATGCACCGGCAGGTGATCAGTACGCCCGGCCACCGCGCTGTGGATCGGCCCCACATGGATTTTCTCAGGCTGTGGGTTGTCCACACCAAGGCGCATGCCGCCTTCGGCAGCCTTCTTCCTGGCAATATTCAGCGCGGCAGCAATGGCCTGATCACGCGGATGCCCGGCATGGATCATCTCCCTGATATTAGAAGAAATCGTCTTCTGCGATTTGCCGCGCTTCAATGGCATCTTATGCCCCCACCGAATAGGTGACGTTCATCTCTTGCCCTGTACCAACAACGATCACCAAACCATTGGTAAACAACAGGTTCATTGGATAAACCCCAACAGTCGAATCAATTGTCGCAAGCATATTGCTCGCTGAAACCCCCGCCACGGTGGAAGAATTATGAATGGCCCCGGCAGTAGAGCCAGCCACCGTCACCGAAACATTGATCAACCGTCCAGGCCCCGTAAGCACTAAGGTGTCAGCAGAGGCTGTCGCTGAAGTATTGGACCCATAAATGCGCTGAAGTGTCTGGTTCAGCGTATTAACAGCAATGACACCGTTCTTCTGGATCGTTGCGATATCGTCTAAACTTGCCATCAGAATTTCCCATCAGGCGAGAAGCGGTAACGCATTGCACCCATGCGCCAGAACGAATCAATGTCGTTGCTCTCAATCCTGATCGACACTAAGCGACCACGGAAGCGCGGCACAATATACTGCGTGGTTTTGACGACATCATAAGGCCCATAAACCTTTGGCGTGTCGCCGGGGTAATTCAGCACATAAAACGTCAAAAGCAGGTTGGCGTCCTGCACACCCTCATAATAACCCCACTTAGCATCCGGCCAGAACTGATCAATGTAAGTCAAAACATCGCCGTCTGAGAGCGTGAAATACCCCGTCTGAAAGTAGGATGTCATAGGGAAGCCATCAGCATTTTGAGAAGTCTCATGCTGATAGATCAAGCCTTCCGGTGTCGCGCCAATGGGCGGCCCAAGCACTGACTGGTTGATCCATGCCGTGCGCGAGAGCGTCCCAAAATCCCACTGGTTCAAGCCAACATTGTACTTCACATATGCGTTGATTTCACCGCCATTGCTCATGGTGGGATAAAACCAAGCCACCTCATTAAATCGTGAATTCACCGCAATCCTGATCTTATCAAGGTTGGTTGTATCAAGGTCTTGGAAGATCACATCCCAGATCGGGCATTGAATACCCTGCACACCGCCATTGGCATACATAAAGAACTGGCTCTGGGACATCCAATAAATGACGCCATTCAAAGATGCAGCAGCCTTGGGCGCAATCAAGCCGCAGCCAGTGCCAATTTCATTAAATGAGTACACATAAGGGGCGCCAACATACTGCATGGCCCAGAGAGCCAGATCGGTCCAAACAAGCCCCTGTTGTGGCCCCTGGATACATCCAACAATCTGCGACCCCTTGGGGATGCGATATGAGCCAGCCTGATTGGTCGGCAGAGCAATCCACTGCTGATAATTTTCAATATCGCACCAACGGATCAACAGTGGGTCTTGGACGCCATTGAAGGTTGATCCCCATGCAATAATCTGCCGCTGCGGCATCGCGACAAAAATGCCTGCATTAGCGACAGGAGCTTCAGGGATGACATCTAGTGTTGGCGAATTGACCTGCGGCGACCATTGGTAGATAGGCCCACCAAGGGGGTTTGAAACAGCAGGGCCAAAGGTTAAGCCATTTGGGCAGGCAATTAAGGTGTCCCCCCAATTATCAAGCGTCCAATCCGTGGCAACCAATTCATCACCACCGGCAGGAACAATAGAAACGCCAGAACCATAACCGCCTGTGCCATAACCACCAACACCATAGCCGCTGCCAGCAGTTAAAGAGCCAAACCCATAATAATAATCATAAGCAGCATCGCCGCTATTTATGAACGCGCTTGTGGTGGAGGTGGCTTGCTGCGGTGCATTGATGGTAAATTCATTAGCACTGACAATGCTTGTAACGGTGTAATTGCCAAATAAAGTCACACCACCAAGAGTGGTTGACACCAAAATTGGATAAGTATCCCCGACATTATACCCATGATCATTTAAGGTCACAGTCACCACTGAAGAACCGCTGGTCACATCAAATTCGGCAACAGAACCACCATTTGCGACAGCCGTGGTAGGTATCAATGGATTGCCTAAAGCATCAGTCAAAAAAATCTCATAAGTATTGGCGCTGACCTGATAGGTTCTGTAAAAACCAAAAATAATGACGCCCCCAACCGAAATGTGCGTCAAAACAAAAACCGCATTATAGTCAGTCATATTACTGGCGGTGTCTTCAATTATGACGCTGTTTGATGTCGTTGTTGTCGTGACATCTACCGCGACATCATGCCGATCAACTTGAGGCACAAGGTTTCTGGCCGTGCCATTATTGATGACATAAATAGGGGCGCCGGGCGGTGGCACAGCAATAGATGCAGGGGCTTCGCACCCAACCGCTAGATACTGCTGACCATTGTTGTCCTGCCAAGCCAACATAGCCCTAGGCGTGGCAGCCAAAGCATTTGGGTAATACCGTGTCCAACCGCCAAGCTTTTGAGGCAATCCCAAACCCTGACGATCCTGCACAAACCGAATGAGCTGGCTTTCAGACAAAGCAGCCTCGTTCAAAGCCGGTGTCCGGTTTTGATCAACCCCTGGGATCAGCTTGAGCGTGGCGTGAGGCATACCTTATCCTCTGGTCGGCGAAGCCACAGGAGCAGGCGACATGGAAGTCCAGCCAGCCGATTGGAACTTCTTACGCGCCTCTTCAACCATCGCCCCCTTCAGCAAAGTCTGATACTGAGTCTCATAGTTGACCGGCATCTGCGGGTCATTGGCTGCCGCCGAGATGAAGTTGCGCTGGAAGGCGCTGATATAAATCATGGAAGCCATGATCATCAGATCAGGCAGATAGAGCGACACAAAGGTAGAAGTGTTGGACGCAGACAGCGAATCCGGGCGGAACGTCCCCACAATTTCGATGGTGTAGGTGTCATCCGCCCAGGGGCCAAGGATGATCGTGTTCTGGTTGAACATCGCGAAATAGTACGGCACCGCCGCCGATGCGCTGCTGACGTAGTTGTAATTCATCCATTCCTTGGTCACGGGCAGCAGGGCCGTCCTGGTGCCATTGTCAGGGATGGTGGTGCCAGCAGGGGTGATGACATTCACCTCCTGCACCGTGATGAAGTCAGCAATCGGGAAAGTGACCGTGCGGCCATTTAGGGCGGTTGTGTAGGAGCTTATCGCGGTGACAGTCTCCAGCAGGTCCAAATCGCGGTAAATCCTGTTTTCCGCATAGGTGATCATCTGCGGCAGGATTTCCACGAAATTGGGGTCGTCAGAAGGCACAACCGCAAGGGTGGCGATCTCGCTCACATACTGGCTATACGTCAAACCTGTGGTCATAGGCGAAACCCCTTGCCGGGAGGGATATTAAACCAGCTTTGTAGCCCAAGTCATTTGGAATTTCTACGCATAGCTTCATCCTTGGCTTTGGAGCCAGCCGAGGAGCCGAAATAATAGGCCACCACGCCGCCCCAGGCGGTTCCCAGGGTGCCAAGCATTACAAGCATGGCCTCAGACCCACCATGCTGCGGCAAGCCATTCCTGAGCATGTAAAACAGCACACCGAAATAGCCAGCCGTAATCAGCCCCGCCAAAATGCGTGGCGTCCAATCCCTGGTGGCAACCTCACGATTGCGCGCACTATCGCGATCCGCATTGGCGATCCGCTCCAAGTCAATGTCCAATTCGCGCATCTTCACAGCGAAGTCTTGCTCGGCCTGCTTCAGCGCCAGGAGCTGTTCCGGGGTCGCTCTGGCCGCTGCTTCCGTCAATTCCTGCTCAGAGCCATCAGGCTTGCCCAGGAGGGCTTCTGAGATCGCCCTAGTGGCCATGCCAGCCAAGGGGCCGCCTACGGCGCTGGCGATGCTGGGAGCGACTGTACGCACAAGGTTCAGCAGGCTTTCCATGTCACTTCTCCAGCATAAAGATTAGGTTCTGATGCCTGGGGTAGGTTACAGTCCGTTCACCTTCCGGGCATTTATATTTGATGGTGGCAAGCAAGGTGGCCCTGCCAGCCGTCACAGGCTCTTTCTCGGAAAGGGTCAACAAATAGGTAAACGTGTCGATCTCAGGCCCGGCAGGGCCGGTAAAACGTGTCATGCTGGGCGTGGCCTCATGGATCATGCCGCCGCCATCACGCACCGTCACATTGAAACCCTCTACAGAACAATCATCACGCTTTTTGATCCTGGCCACCGTGACAGTAATTGGCTGCCCAATCTTGGCGGGCTCAATTTTGAAATGTTCCGGCGCCCAGGCAATGATCTCATTCTTGAACCACCCAAACTTCTCGCCAGCCGTATAGCCGCCGACAGCCAGCGCGAAGCTGGCTGTGGCAAACTGAATGACCGGCGTGAGCTTGGGTATTTCCATCAGGCGGCCTCTTGCTGAATTCCTGCCATGAAAGCCAAATTGGCTTGCAGCCTAGCATCTTCAGGCGAATGCATTAAAGCCAATTTACCCTGCTCCAAGGCAACCTCTTTCATGCCCATATTCCAGGCCGAAATTGACGCCAGATCATGCGCCCAATGGCCCCAGACAGCGGGATCACAGGTATAGACCAGTTGCTTGTCTTTGATTTCTAAAGCCCGCATGGAGGCCGCATAGCAGTCTGGCCAGCGGTGCTGCCGGTAATAGAGCATCGCAAGCTCACACCATGGCTCACGGGTTCCTGGCGCTTCACTGGCGGCAAGTTGGTAGAATTTTTCGGATTGAACCTGATCACCAAGCTCGCCATGGGCTTTCCCAAGCAGCCGGTAGGCATAGCACCGCTCATTCGGCCAGTTGGCATGCGGCAAATCCAGATACCTGTGCAATTCTTTGATGGCATCATGCCAGCGGTAATTGAAGGTCAGCTCGCGGGCGTAATAGAAGGCATTGCGTGGGCAGTGCGGGTCTTCCTTAACCGACAAAGCCAACAAATCCAGGTACTGGCCACGGCTTTTGGTGGGGTCTGGATGATGGCTGACCAGCAGCATCTCTGAATTGGCCCAGTTTTCCACGATCCGACCATCAGCAACCGGGTATTCGTGGCACGGATGATGCCAGAAGTACCCTTTCCGGGCATGAATCTTCTCATATTTGAACCGGATGCCAGCACCCCAATCGAAATAATAGCGCAAACGGGTGGTTCTGGGTGTCCAAACGCGCTCAATCTCTTCCCGCCAGCCGGGTTCAAGCATTTCATCAAGATCAAGGCTGATGCAGACATCAATATCGCGCGGGATCACGGCCAGGGCAGCATTCCTGGCATGATCAAACCGCCATGGATTAATGTAAATGCTGGTCACGGCAGCCCCGCAGCGCTGGGCCTCCTCAACCGTGCCATCATCACTGCCGGTATCTGCAATCAGGATACAATCGGCACCTTCGGCTGATTTGCAAAAGCGCTCAACAAACTGCTTTTCGTTCTTGCTGATGGCATAGACGGCAATTCGCAACCGAATCTCATGCTTGGAATAGACATAGACACCAATTTCGCGGTCAATGTCAGACCAAGTGGGCTCACCAAATGCCTGCCTTACCTGAGCGTCAGTCCAATGGTCCACCACATGGGCTTCATATGGGTTTCCGTCATACTCGCCCTGCGGATAATGCCCCAGCGGGATGCTGATCACCACCGTGTCAGCCCACTGCTTGGCCCTTTCCACCAATTCCATGGCATGATCCGCTGGCATATGCTCCAGCACATCGCCAAGGAAGCACACATCAAAATGCTCATCCGTATCCCATTCACGGGCATCGGCAATTTGAAGGCTTGGGTAGAGGTCTTTTAGACCATATTTTTCAACGTATGGTTCCCAAATTTCCACTCCAGTCCACTGGAGCTTTGGAAACATCTTGGCGTATGTGCCTTGGCCGCAGCCAATATCCAATGCTGTTTTAGGAACCGGGATATGTGACAACGCCCATGCTATGCTGGCTTTGCCAGCCTCTGAACTGAATGGCATTTTTCCCCTCTTTCATGCCAATGTTACTTGTCGGCTTTACGATCAAGCTTCTCGAAAATTTGCTTCAGGATATCCTTCATCTCAAGAATATCCTGCCTATAATCATTTTTGCTGACGTATTCGGTGTGAAGCTCGCGCTCAATTTCCTTCATATCAGCCTGAAGCGCGCGCACACTATCCCAAACAACCTTTAACAACCATCCAATGGCTGCCCCTGCGACACCGACAATGATGTTGTAAAAGTCTTGAGACATATTTTAGTCCTTGGTGGCTACAATCACATCTACATACTGAACCGCCAGATTAATCGCAGTCCCAGTAAAAGTGTGATTATGAGCATTCATTGATAATGAGTGATTGTGCGAACCGCCGCCACCTGTTGCACCTGTAGGGTTGCCTGATAGAGTGCCATTCCCAACATCAGAACCAGCACTGGCTCCGACCGACCCATTAGGGTGAGTGTGACTTGGAATTTGAGCAGTTGATAGCGTTGTACTTCCCACTGTGCCTGTGGTGGTCGTATTACCAATGGTGCCAGATACGCCCTGAGAAGCAAAAGCCGTAGTAAATCCAACGGAACCGCCACTGCTTGCTGTACCAGTTACAACACGCAAAGCTTTATTATCATGCGTTGTACTTTTGGTCCATCCGGTAGGGGCTGTTGTCTGCACAAACAACATCGCAGTGCCAGCAGCAACCGTGCCTTGCGCGCCAGTTGGGCCAGTAGGACCGCCAGTACCAGTTGTTCCAGTTGGACCCGTAGGTCCAGTAGGCCCAGAATCCCCAACAGTGCCTTGAGGTCCAGTAGGCCCAGTAGGGCCAGCAACCGTAGATGCTGCGCCTTGAGCGCCTGTAGGCCCAGTTGGACCCGTAGGCCCTGTGGGGCCGGTAGGCCCGGTTGGACCTTGCGCACCAGTAGAGCCAGTAGGCCCGGTTGGACCAGTTGGGCCAGTTGGACCCGTAGGCCCAGTAGGCCCTACCTGGGTGTACATCACCTGCGTGAGCGTTGCGATCACGGACGGAATTGCAGGCGCAGGAGATGCCGCTGCACCATAAGTCAATTGAATATTTGCATTATCAGTCAGCCAAATTAACTCAAGATAATCATTGGCTGCCAAAGTAAGCACAAAATTCCAAGCAGGCACCACATACTTAGTCGAAGATGTCACGGTAATTTTGGTGTCAGTATCAGCTACGTTGGTGCCATTTTTGCGCAGCCAAATGTTTACCGTTTCGCCCGATCCGCCGCCGCCAATGTGATCAAGCTGCGCGGAAAATTGCAGGTTATACGTCCCAGCATACGCAACAGTAATCCGGGAATTACTTACAATTGAAACGCCATTGGATTCAGCAGTGCTGTTCAGATTGATTGAAGTCGCCGTATTGGCTGTCGTCGTTTGCGTTGTGGTATCAAAGAAAGAACCATAATACCCCAAAGCTCCGCCAGCACCTGTGGAGCCAGTTGCGCCAGTAGGCCCCGTGGGGCCAGTCGGGCCTGTTGGCCCAGCAACCGTTGAAGCCGCACCAGTAGGCCCTGTTGGTCCAGTCGGACCCGTGGGGCCTGTTGGCCCAGCAACCGTAGATGCCGCTCCTGTAGGCCCTGTCGGGCCTGTGGGGCCAGTCGGGCCAGTTGGCCCAGCAACCGTTGAAGCAGCCCCTGTGGCGCCCGTAGGCCCCGTGGGGCCGGTCGGGCCAGTAGCCCCTGTAGAGCCAGTGGGGCCAACATCCCCCTGCGCCCCTGTAGGCCCTGTGGGGCCGGTAGGGCCTTGAGGGCCGGTGTTGCCTTGCGGGCCAACAGGGCCATCAATCCCTTGAGGCCCAGTAGGCCCGGTAGGGCCAGTAGGGCCTGACGCGCCAGTAGGCCCAGTATCCCCCGTGGAGCCAGCGGCCCCCGTTGCACCCGTAGGGCCAGTAGGCCCTGTAGGTCCCGTAGGCCCGGTATTTCCCGTGGAGCCTGTCGGGCCAGTTGGGCCTCCTTGAAGGGCAGCAATAGCAGCGGCAGTCGTGCGGCGCGAAGTGCCAGCCTGCACGATCTCAAGCTGCTCAGAACCATTGAGCGCAATAGCCGGGGGAAGATTCGGAATCTGGATATTGCTCATGGTGTATTTGGCCCCGTCTTCGGCACTTCAGTGTCATTGTACGGCAGGCCCGGATCATTATTGCCAGGAGCATTAGGATCAGTACCCGGTTCCTGATTAAGCCCGCCAGGGGCTTCACCAGTCTGCTGCGTCACACGATCCTTATCATCCTGGGTAATGCGAACATTGCCACCAATCACAGGGATGTTTGTATCAGGATCAACCGTGTTTTGCCCAGAGGTAAATCTGGTGCTGGTTTCCGCAGTCACGAAATCCTGCACACGCGGATTGATGATCGGCATCGGATCAGCAGGCACCACAATAGCCCGAAGCTGCTCCTGCGGCCTGTCATAACAGGGCCTGCAAACCAAAATCCGCTTGTTGATCAGCGATGCACCCGCAAAATCAAACTGCCAGCGCAAATCAACGTGATTGTACCGGAAACCGCAGCGGTCACATATTGCGTGTGCCTGCGGGCTCCTTGCACTCGTTCTCGCCCGGCCTGCTTGTGATGCGTATGCCATCAATTACCCCATCACGGCCTGAAGTAACCACTGACCATTGGAGTGATGTATTGCGCAGCCTGCTCCACGTTCTGAGCGTCAGCCACGTTGTAGCTTTCATCAGCAACCAGCTTCAGCGCTGGCGCCATGGGCGGGTTCCACACCCGCGCCAACCGATATGACAAAGCATCAGCAAAAGCATCAAGCCACAGGTAGGGGATTTCAACCGTCTGGCCGCCAGTGAATTCCGAATCCTGAAGCTGCCGGGCGCGGTAGTAGCGCAGATACTGCGCGCTGGTGCCATCAGGAACAGGCCACAGCGTCACATTGCCATTGATGAGGCGATCCTGCCAGAAAACCGTTGGGAAGCCTTCCTGCTCCTTATTGGGGTAGCTGGCGTATTCCGTGCGGCTGATCGGCAAGATCAGGCGATCAATCGGCGGTGAGCTGCCATTGTCAATGCGGATGTAAGCATCCAGCATGATCACCGTGTTTTCAGGCACGGTATAAGTGGCCTGCCCGGCAATCAGCGTCACCGTCTGCAAATCAACGGTCCAGAGGTTCACACCTTTGTTTGACCAATTCGCAAGTACCATGTTGGAAGCCATGCGAGCGGCTTCCATGTGTTCCTGCGTTAGTGAGGTGTTGCGTATGCCAATCAGATTGTAGGCATACAAAACAATCTCGCCGAGCGATGGATCAAACGCATATGTCCCGCTCGTGGTCATGGCTTACCTCAGTAGGTTGCGTTGCCAAACTGCGCGATGGTCATGCTGCATGAACCATTGCCAGCAGTCTGCTTCAGCCGCACAAAAACTGGCGTTGCAGTCAAAATGCCAGTGGCTTTCGCGCTCTTGCCAACAACAGCAGCATCAGTGGCATCAACCCAAGTCATGCTGCCTTCAGCCACCGGATTGGTCGGGCTATTCGGATCATCCATGCTGGTTTCAACCGTATAGGTCGCAGTGCCGGTCACAGTCACCTGAAGAACAGACTGCGCAGCAGCCCAAGTGTCCATGCGCACAAGGCTGCTGTAGGTCGTGCCGCCGCTTGCATCAGTGGTGGAAACAGTGGTCGGTTGCATTACCGATGCTCCTTCTTTGCGCCTGACGGAGAAACAGGCCAGCTTTCACGATTTGAGCCTGTCTTCTTAGCCGCCATCATAACCTTTTGGGAAGATGTCATTCGCGATGCGGCAGCAGCAGGGCGGCATGCAGGATAGGCGCGCTTGGCTTTCTCAGACCCGCTGCGGCCACATTCCTCGCCGGTCTTGATGTCGCGCCAATTCTCGCCAAACCACTTGCCCAGGCCGCCCTTCATTTCTTGGCAACCCTATTGTCAGAACCGCTCCACTTGCCGCCCTTGGCCTTGTATTCCTTCGATGCCCAGGCATTCGCATAGGCAGAGGGATACACATCAAATTTCTTCTTGGCCTGGGTTTTCACCGAAGCCCAGAGGCGCGGATTTTCGGGAATGGCTTTGCTCATGTCAGCAATCCCACTTCCGAAGCGATTTATTGATCCTGCTGTCAGGATCGCGCGCGGTGGCGGCAGAGGTCAGCTTGGCCTTCATACCTTCCATCCGGCTACAAAAACTGCGGCGCCGTGCGGCAGCCATTTCACTCTTCTGCGCTGTTTCCCGTGAAACAGGCGGCTTGATATCACGACCTTCTGCGCGCAGTGACGCACGACCCTTTGCATTCAGGCCGCCTTCAGGGTTCTTCCCTTCCTTGCGCGTCCAAGCTCCAGCCATGATCCCCTCCAAAGGAAAGATGGGGGCCGAAGCCCCCACCAATCACTGACCCATGCTATCGAGCTTGCGGCCCTTGGCAGGGGTGCCAGCATGCGCGCTGGAGAGCGGGTTCATGTTGGAACCCACCTTGCCACCAGCCTTGCGAGCCTTGCGGCCAGCATGCATCTTGGCAGCAACGCCATGCACCTTACCAACAGCCTTACCACCACGCTTGCGCTCTTCAGCGGCATTCATGATGGTGGCAGCATTGACGCGGCGTTCCGGCTTGGAAGCCAAGTCCTGTTCCCATTCTTTGGAACCAGCAGCCGGGGACTCACCACCAGCCGCGCGACCCTTACGACCCTTCATAGCGGTCCTCCTTACTGCTGGACATAAAGAACAGTCACCACGACATATCCAGCAGATGTCGCGCCGACCGGGGTTACAGTGACCACTACCGGAGCAGTGGTAGGCGCAGCGACACCAAGGACGCTGACGCCATTCATTGCTGCAAGCTGCGCCGCCGTGTAGGTAATCGCAGCGCGCCCGGCAGTCTTGGCGTCAATGCTGCCAACATACTGCGTACCAGCGGCAGCAGTGCCGATGGTCAGGGTCGCAGAAGTGGCAGAGTTGTACGCCGTCAGAACGTCAATGTTGAAATCAACGATCCGAGAGCCAGCCGGGATGTACAGCGTGGAAGAAACAGCAGTCGTGCTGTTTTGGGTGATCGAAGTGGACTGGGACAGAACCGCAAAGCCCTGGTTGGGGCCATTGGTTTCACCCTGCTGCAAATCGCCCGAAACAACAGGACCGCTAAAGTGAGTAGCACCCATTTTTAGCCCTTTCCTGAGTTAGCCCCCTGACACAATGCCAGGGGGCCGTTACGGGGATTACGAAGTCGGGAACGACCCATAGATCGAGCGCCAGTTGTAGTACCCGAAAGAGTACCGCTCATAGCCCTTGACCAGGAGGTTGTCGGTCACGAAATCGACCTGCATATCCGTTTCAAACTTGATGCGCTCCATGTAGGAAAGGCCATCAATGTTCGTCAGCAGGAACCAAGCATACTGCGAGGTCAAGAAGTCGTTGACCATATAGGATTCCGGCAGACCACCCGCCGTCATCATAATGGCATTGACATCGTTGTCAGCAGTGCCGGGCCGCAGCTCAGTCTTCGTCAGACGGATCGCGGTCGGTTCAAGCTGCGGCGGAACGATCAGCTTGCGAGCCCGCGCAAACACCTTCAGGCCCGCTTGGTCCTTGAAGTTGGTACGCACCGCAATCATCGCGTTCAGCAGCGTGGCTTCGTTCAAGCCCACATCCGTGGTCGGACGGTTCGCCACAGTGCCACCATCAATCGGGTGAGAGGTGGAGCAAAGCGCCACGCCGTCACCACCGATGGCGGAATTGTAGGTCGTCGCCGTGTTCAGGATGTTCGCGCCGTAGATTTCCTTGGTCTGCTGAAAGGATTCAATCAGGCCGAGGTTCGACGGATGGAACTGCGTCTTGTACAGGTTGTCATCAATCGCCTTGCGAGTGATGGCATAGCCAAGCGCAATTTCCGTATGCTCCTGGTTATAGACGAAACGCTCACCCGCGCCATTATCAAAAGCGGTCTGGCCGCCTTCGGTCTTGAGCTGGGCAAGGCCGAGGTAACGCATTTCAGCGGTACGCTCGAGCGCCATCTTGGAGTCATGCTTGGTGAAGATTTTGTCGTACTGAGATGGGATCATCTCGTACTTGCCTTCAACACCACGCAGACCGGGGAGGAGCAGGTCTTTAATAGCCGAAAGATTCACAGCCATGGTTCATGCCCTCCTTACGAGATGCCGGTCGGGCCAGCACCATTGGTGCGGAGCCACTCATTGTTGAACCCAACAACCACATGGTTATAGGCGGTCGTCGGATCGGCACCATTCGCGCCCGGAGGGGCGGTGATCAGGTCAACAACAATGAACGGGAACGTCACGGTCGTACCAACAGAGTTGAGATACGCGCCGGAAATCCCGCTGGTGCTGTTGCCAGAACCAATCGCGAATTGAGCATACTTGCCAATAGGCGAAGAGCCATACGCGGAAAGGGTGCCAGAAATGTTGAAAGTCGTGCTGTTGCCCATCACGACGAAGCGAGCATTCGGATCGTCAATGACATAGGCAATCACATCGCCGTTGGCGTCAGAGCCCGGCCAGAAATTGGACCACACGGTCCTTTTCTGAGAAACGGACACATACTGACAGCCCACGAAAATGCCCGCGAGGGTCGTGGTGCCAGGAGAAGCCTGGGTGATGTAACCGTTGGCCGTGCTGACCACCGGCATGACCGGATCGCCGAAATAGATCGGCGTAGTATTGGAAGAGGCAATGCGCCGTGCCGTCTGAGCGAAGGTGGGAGCCCCACCAGCGCCGCCTTGGTACTGCGCAAAGCCGAAGGGGGTATTCGTGTTTGCCACGAATCGGTCCTCCGATTGAAAGCGCCGTTACCGCGCACCGGGGCGGCTAGGGAGCAGAAAGAGGCTCAAACCTTCCACACCGGGGGAAGGCAATGTGGACCATACGCCCACACCCCCAAAAATATCAACACATTTTGTGGGGGTAAAGGGGGCCGAAGCCCCCTTCAGTTTGTGTCAACCATTTTTCTGACATCAGAAAAATGGTCAGGATCAATCCTGCGGGATCGGCATGGGCTCAAAGCCCTTGTTGATCTTCGGCTTCACCTGGGCATGGTCGCGAGTGAACTGCCCATCCGGTGCCGAGGAAAGCTGCGCTTCCTTGGCCCTGATCTGCTCCCGCGCCTTCCGCGCATCAGCCTGCCGCACCATGTCGGTGATCTTCTTGGGGCGGATCATCAGGATCATGCCCTTGCGCTCAATGGTGTTACCCTTCCAGCCCTGCGGCATCATCTCAGGGAACATATCTAATGGCGCTGGCTCCCAGCCCATGCGGGCATAGGAAACCATCTGGGCCGGGTCTTCAGCCCCCAGCACGGTCTTGGTCTTCCATTCGGCATCCCAGCCCGGCGGCAGCCTGGAGCGGTCAATGTAGAATTCATCAACCCCTTCAGCCACCGTGCCAACATGGCCCAGGATTTCAGCCGTGCGGCTTTCCGCAGAGGCCAGGGAGTAATCCTTACGCATGGGCGGGCGCAGCACCCTAGCAGGCGTTACCGGGGCTTCAGCCACGGCATCCACTTCCGGCGTTTCACCTTCAACCTGGGCAGCAAGCTCAGGTTTCGCCATGCGGGGGCGCCGACCACGGCGCATCGGTACATTTTCCATCTTCATTTCCCTTCAATATGAAGCATTTCACGGAGCAAATAACCTTCAAGCTGCCAAAGCTGCTTGAAAGCATTGTCATAGGCATATCGCTCTCCAACCGCGCCATCATAATTCGCAACAGATGCCGGGGTTGAATGGCCAATAACCTTAAACCCATTCAGCATTTCAATTATGCAAATGGTTGTGGTTTCTTGACCAAGATACGAAACTTTTGCAATTTTTGCTTTGATGCTTTCCTCAGTCACCTTGGGGGCAACCTTGCTCGCAACAATAGCTTTTGCCTGTTCCAAAGAAAGGCCGGGTTCTTGATTGGTCATGGCGTTTCTCAATGCTTGGTCAGCTTGCCGTCTTTGATCAGGGCAAGCTTGTTGCGCGCATACTCTTCAGCAGTCATGCCCATCATCTGGGCCATTTCACGCTCTTGGGCAGAAAGCCGCACCACATTGGGGCTGCCGCCGCCAGTGCCTGTCCCAGACCTGCTGACGGGCGCAGCAGCCGGGGAAGATCGACGCTGGGTAGGCGCCGAGGCAGCAGACATAGGGGCCTCAGCGGCAGCCACAGAGGCCGCAGGGGCCTGCACCCCCAGGATACGCTCCACCGACTCAAAATACTCATCGGTATCCGGTTGTACGCCATCCGCCGTGACCAGATTGTGCGCCGCAACCATCTTCTGGGTCAGCCGCTCATTGCGGGCAAACTCAGGATGGGCGCGAACCCACGCAGCAGACCTGGGGGAGAGCTGGGAAGCCAGCGTTTCCACAGGATCGTAAGCCGGGATTTGCTGTGGATGAATTCGCGGGTTTTTGGCCTGCTCCTGCAAGGCTGCGCGGCCATTTTCAAGCTGAAGCAGCTTGGCCTTGGCATCCGCCATGGCTTCCTGAGCATCTGCCGCAGCAGAATAGTCTCCGGTAGCCATTGCAGCCCGCAAATTGGCTTTCAGGATGTCGGTTTCGCGCTTCAGCGTGTCAATTGCGCTGGTTACAAGCTGCAAATTGCCTTCATCCACCTGCCCACGGGCTTCATGGGCCATACGCGCAGCCGTTTCAGCCCTCCTTTCTGCCTCAATCCGCGCCAAACGCTCCTCTTCAAAGCGTTTTTTCAGCGTTTCAATGCCATCTTCAGGAGAAATTTCGGCTGGAGGCGCTTCTTTCGCCTCCTCAATCTTGATTTCAGGCTCTTTTGCAGCTTTTTCTACTGCATCAAAGTCGATTTCGATCTCTTTTTCAGTTTCAGACATGATTTTTCACCTCACCAAACGCGATCTGGGACATCAACCTTGCCCCGCACTGCCGTGTCATCAATGATCCGGCACAGGACATTGTTGACCGTGATGCTCCAGCCATCAGATGGCCGGAAAACAACCCAATCATTCACCTCAACCGAGATGTCTTTGAACCATTCACTGGTTTCATCAACAAAAGCAGCCGGGCCTTTCTTCACCACAAGCCCAACCTTGCCTTGCACCTTGTCTTCTTCACGCGATTGATCGCTAAGATAGATGCCGGACTTGGTTTTGTTGGGGCGGATATAGACCGCGACCAGGATTTGATTGTTGAAAATGTCAAAGGCAGAGATATCGCCGATTTCATCAAGCAATTTCTGCTTTGGGTCTTTGTCGTGTTCCATAATCATAAACGGCATTGAGTTTTCCCCTCTCTTTTACCGTGAACGCTGATCTGATTTGGTCTTTGCGATTTCCATCAGATCATCTAACCCTCGCAGGGAAGCGATTCCCCCCTGGAGGTAGGTGATGCTACCGGCGCCTTCCATGTTTCTTGGCGTGGTAGTCAAATTCTCTTTCAATCGCTCAATTTCTTCAGCGATCAATATCTTCAATTCGCGCTCAAAGAGCGCTGCATTCGTCAACATCAGACCCCCTCGTCTGCCCCTCTTGTGGATAGGAGGGCGGCAGCGTCAGAGGGGTGACACTGCCGCCCGAGATAGGCATTCAGACTTCGCCGCGCTGACCCTACCTACCTCACCTCTTGCGCGCTTGGATTTCGGTTTTCTCTAACCGCCCAAGCCCGCTGCCAGCACCGGCATCCATATCTTTGTAAGAACGGTAGGTGCGGCCACCGGCCTTACGCTCACCGCGCTTGTGTTCTTGGATTTCGGTCTTCTCCAACCGCCCCAGACCACTACCAGCGCCCGCATCCATGTCCTTATAGGAACGATACGCACGGCCACCGGCCTTGCGCGGCATCGCGCCAGGAGGCGGCATAGGAGGCCCGCCAGCGCCTGCGCCCATCGGCATAGGCACAGGAACAGGCATCGGCATCGGAGGCGGCGCACCGGCCCCAGGAGGGCCAGCAACCGGCACCGGCAAACCACCAGCGCCAGGACGCGCACCAGCACCCGGCGGCAAGTTGCCCGGAGGCATCATGCCTGGGCCACCAGCAGCGCCAGCGCCAGGATTGATCGAGATGATGATGTTGGTCTTGCCCTTGGCGCGACCACCGCCCTTCTTCGCAATCCGGCCACCAGTCGGGCGGGTGCCGCCCGTGTAGTTGCCTTCCATCACCTTGCCGCCCTTCTTGAAGCCAAGGGTGCGACCCAATTCGCGAAGATCACCAGACAGGCTGCCGGTGCTGGGGCGGCCTTCACCAGTCTCATAGGTGCGGCGCAGGCCAAGGCGGTCAAAGAACCCGCGCTCAGGCTGTTCATAGCCGCCCTTCATCATGTCGCTCAAAACAGCGCCCATCGCAATTTTCTCAAGCTCGCTCTGCCTGCTGGCAGCATCAGCTTGAGGTGCAGCAGCCCGAGGTGCCGGGCGCGGGCGAGGCGCAGGAGCCGCCGCTGCCATTTCTTCAGCGTATGAAGCCCGTGGGCTGGGATTGTAATACTGCCCGCCTGCCGCATCCTCAGCATAAAAAGGCTCAGAACCACGGCTTAAACGCGGCGCAGCGGCAGCCTGTTCACTGTAATCAGGCAAAGTCGCGGTGCGCAGATAGTCCCGCAATGCCTCTTGTTCGCCAGCATTGGCCGCAGATGGCTGCATGCCCAAAACAAGGACTTCACCAGCCAAAACGCGCGGGTCCATGGCAGCGCGAGGGCCAGGGACACGAGGCGCAATCGTGTACCGGGGGCGCGATGCAGACAGACCAGAAGAGGATGGCGTTGTTACAGAAAGCTCGCCGCCGCCCCGCTTCGCAATCCGGCCACCCTTCTTCAGTCCTTCGGTGGATTGCTGCTTGTCATGCTTCGCATCAAGAGCGGATTCCTCCCACTGCTCCATGCTCATGCCATGCTTTTTGGCCAGCTTCTTGTCCTGCTTCAAATCAGCCTTGGAATGCTCCCACTCCTGGTGGCTGACCTTACCGCCCTTCTTCAGCCCCGCCATCGTGGCAGCGCGGCCTTTCTGAAGGCGGCTGAAGGCCATGCGGTCAGCAGGCACGTTACCCATGGCAGCGGCCTTCTGCATCATCGCAGCGGCGCCCTGGCGCGGATCACCGGATATGCCACCCATCTGCTTCTTGGCGCGGCCACCCTTCTTCATGCCGTCCTGCATGCGGTCCATCAATTCGCGCGTTGAACGGTTATCAAGCGGCGCTTCACGCTCAGACGGGGGCGGCGGTGGCGGATTTTCACGCTGAAGCTGGCGGCGGGCCATCTCATCAGCGGCATCACGCGCCATCAAGGCAGAAGTGCGCTGAATGCCCTGGCGCGCACCTTCCGGCAGCATGCCACCAGTCTGACGCTTCGCCCGGCCACCCTTCTTCATACCCCCGACATGCGGCTTGCCAAGCTCTGCATTGGCTTCCTTCACATCACGGTTAATCTTGGCAGCCATCCAAGCCTTGGCCTCGCCGCCGCTCTTGCGCGGCTTGCGGTCAGCTCGGGTAGGGCCGCAGGAGCCTTCAGCCTCCATGCCCACCTTGCCGCCACGCTTGAACGCGCGCCGGGACACAGGCCGAAGCCCGGTCTTGGCATTCGTGTTCATCATCTCAGGCGGCGTCCAGGTGGAAGCATCCACCTTCTGCTTCGGATCGCCCGCAGAGCCCAAGCGCTTTGCCTTGGCCTCCCGTGCTGCCCTGATGGACTTTGCGCTGGTTTCACTCATAGCACTTGATCTCCTAGGAGGGCGGGCGTCCCCGCAGTTGCCTTTGGAAGAGGTCGGCCAAGGCAACCATAGGCCGGTCTGGTGCGGTCTTCTTCAAAGCCCGATCTACAACAGGGGATGTCACCGTGCCGCCAGAAGCCAGCAAATGGCCATGACGCAGCACAGACCCCAATGCGGTGGGGTGATCCCCATTATCTTCAAACATATGGGCATTGTGAAACTGCTGAATGTGATCTTCAGGGTGAAGCTGATTGATCGGCGGCGGCTTCTTCATCTCAATTCTCCTGCTGGCGCACGGCGCCACGCTTCATAGGTTGGGTACGAACAGTATAAACTTTATTGCGGGAAATGCGATTCCCATTTTCATTTCGGGAAAAAGTCCCTTCGGGGGTGCGCTCAAAATCGGGCTCATGGTGAACAAAAAAACCGTGAGAATTGCGCGCGGCATTCTCATATTTGTATTCGGAATTGCTGGCAGCCATGTTCTTCAGCGCAATGATCACGCCGTCTTCCCCCTCTGGCACCATGTCCAAGGGGCGGAAGTCATGCTCATCACCAGAAACAACACGATACTTCTTCCCAGTTTCTTCATCATGCAAATACTCTGGGAAGGCATCACTTTTCCCATGAGCAAATGCCATCGCGACATTATGCCCTTGATCCAAACGATCCCGCATCTTGCGCCAGTTTGAGTAGGGGTTTTCAACCCCACGATCCGGCTGCGACAACCCCGTGGATGAATAGGTATAATGGTGGTTTGGCGCCACCGGGTCATAATTCATCTTGGTGTAGTCATAGAAAGAAACTTCTGGATGGGCCTTGATAATCGGCTCCATGATCTTTGGCGACAAATCAGAAAGCACATTGAGGCGCACCCCAAGATGCGCGCCGCGCTTTTCCGCCATGATCTTCGCACCATCAATCAATTCATGCAGATAGACGGCAAAGCTTTCAGGATCACGCATCATCGCCTGAGTGCGGCGAAAAGCAGCCATGCGGGGCTTGCCACCAGCAGCAGCCAATTCTTCTTGCGTCATCGGCATCTGGGCTTGGGTTTCAGTCGGATCATACCGATACTGTCCTGATTCTTTACCCAGACAAGAATCACGGCAGACATCAGAGTTGCCGCACATCTTAAACTGGCCTTCCCGGTAATCTGGCATCAACGCCAGCCCGGTCATCTCAAGTGTACGGCCATCAGGCAGCATCAGTGGGGTGTCATCTTCCCCAGCCGTCTGCGCCTTCATCAGCTTCTTGTTGGCGGTCAGAACGGAATTGATCTTGCCGGTTTTCCCGCGCCCTACATATTGCGCCACATTGTTTTCAGCCTGCCGGGCATTAGCGATCTGCTGCGCAGGCGGCAGTGACAGGTGGTTATCAATCGCCTTCTTAAAGGCATCGGTGAGGCGTTTGATGGTGACGCTGCCTTCCTCTGGAAGATCGCGGTCCTTCTGATCAATTGTCATCGGCGCTACACGCGCCGGGGCGATCTCAAAGCGCCTGCGGCCTGGAGCTGCCACCGTCTGAGCCACCTGCATGGCCCCAGGAATGGGAGACTGCTCAGGTTGCGCCTGCCGCGTAATGTCCAGCGCCCGCTGCACCGTGGGATCATCGCCCGGCATGCCGCCATCAGCGTAGCCAATTCTGCCGCCATCTTTGTACACTGGCATTCCTTTCAACACCGCAGATTTTAGCTCCGGCGTCACCACAATTGAATGTAATGTTTTTTCGCCATCTCGGGTATTTATTTTGTACGGCTCTACCTTAACGGGGGCGCCAAGCTTTTTTGTTATTTCCGTCATGCGCGCGGGAACGATTTTGTCGTAATAGGCCCTCATGCCTTCGCCGCCGACTTGCGTGTTTATTTCTAGGGAATGGCTTCCATTCAATGGGCTTGGTGGTTGTGAAAGCAGATTTTTAGCAATCTCTTTCCCAACATATTTTTGTATTTCATCAGGATTAACGCGATATGGAAGATCATCCCATCCGCGATCCTTATGATAATAGGAAAGCACTTTATCTTCTGGATCATAATTTAATTGATGAATTTGCTGGCTCAGGTCGTACCTTTCCGCCTGCTCCTGCCCTGGTGTCCAAGCAATGCGCTTATATCCACGACGAGCCGCCTCACGCAAAACGCGCTTCAGCAAAAGATCGGTCCAGGTGTTTGTGTTGTTGATCAACGGATGCTCAGGAACATCCTCACCATTACGCTTGGCCTGCCCCCAATCACTCTGCAATTCTTCAACGTGCAGCGTATCCTCACCATCCCTGTCATGCATGCGAATGTGGCCAATTACATTTGGCACAGCCCAATGGGTGCTGAAGAAATTTTTATCCGGGTCTAAAAGCGCACTTCTTTCGCTCCTATTTTTGAAGTCTAGTGTAGTTTTTAGATAATTAAGTCTTTGTTCTGCGTCCTTTGTGAATTTATTTTTTTCATTTTCAGGAAGATTATTCCAATCGTCTGTTGAGCTTATGGCGCCAAAATCAGACGCTTTATTGTAAGCTTGAGTTTCAAGCCAATCATTTATTGCATTTTCATTCCAATGGGGCTGCGAATGAAGTAATATTTCACGATAATCAATATCTTCTGGATTTTTATCCTCCATATAAGCCATTGTCCATTCAAAAAATTTAGCTGGAAAAGCAGCAGCCGCATAAATTTCGGGGTCATGATTTGATGCCTCTAAACGCTCCCATGACGGCTTGGGTATGCGTTTCTGTTCCTGAATGTCAGGCATGTTTTGCTGGAAATGCGCGGCTAAATCCTGCTTGGCCACGGTCTTTTGATTTCCAAATGTGTCTTGCGCGCCGGAATTATTGATTTCATCCGGCTTAACGCCACGCGCAGTCAGCATTGAAAGCATCTGCTGCGGTGTGCCTTTTTGCTGCGGCAGATTGGCCGCAACATCAGCAGCATGACTGTAAAACCCCATCGGGGTCACTTTCCTGGTATAGGAAAGCGCTTGCTGCACCGTGGGATCATCATCAACACCGCCGCCAATGGCGTACTTGTAATCAGTCACCTTGCCGTATTTAGGGTTCTTCGCCAGCACCAACGGGCCTACCTGCAAAGCCTCATCCGCGCTTACAATCGGCTGGCGGGTTTCACGGTCATAGAAGAAGCTATGCCGCTCCGGGTCCATGCCGACCTGTCGCCATTCAGGATGGTATAGATATTCCTGCGCCATCGCCTGGGCATCTTCGGGAGATGTTGGCTTCCAAAAGCCATTGATCTTGGCAAATGGCGATTTGGCTGTGCCTCTAGCAACATTCAGCGCCTTGTTTTCGGACACGCTGAAGACGGGATCAGAAACATGGGCAAAGGGTGCGTGGGCAATTGCTTTGGCTTTATCGCCATGCCCATCATGGATGGTAGGCGCCCAGACGCCATGCCGATCATAGGCGGGGATATCAAGCCGCAAACCAACCGGATGGCCTTCTGGAATATTCTTTTCTGCTCCAACCTTGCCGTGCTTATCTTCGCTCAAGCCACGGAACAAGTCAGCCTCTGAAGCCATCGGTGGCACGTTGGTATAGGGCTGCACAGGCTTATACTGGCCCACCAGGGCATGATATTCTTCCGGCCCCATCTGACCAGCAGCAATCAGATCAGCGGCATCCTGAAGCTGCGGGGTGCGCTTATCAGTGACCCGGCTGGATAGGCGCAGCGCCTGCTGCACCGTGGGATCAGCCCCCAGATCGCGCGGCGGCGTGATCTCACCGCCATCGGCATAGCGGCGCTTGATTTCCAGGTGCTTGGGATGAAACACAACGTAGTTGCGGGTGCCTTGACCAGCATCACGGCTGCCAGCATCAAGGTATTTGATGCCAGGAATGCCCGCTGCCAACATATCTTCTGATAGCTTTTTTCTGTCGGCAGGAAGGGCAAAACCGCTTTTTGAGCCTGAAGCACGGACGGCTGCATCAATATAAACATCACCCCCAATTTGAGTATAACCGCGCGGAGTTGTGAAATCCTTATCAAATCCGCGCTGCTTGAAAAAATCACGAACACGCTGGTTTTGCTGGCTTAACGGTTTATCCCAATCCATAAACTCTTCAGGACGCGCATGGATAGCCACTTCATACATATGACCAATAGGCTCTATCCTTTGAGCTTTCTCTAAAGCATTTGTGAATTCTAAAATTGTAGGTTTTTGCTGTATCTTTTTTTCTAATTCGTTTTGCCAATATTTTTGTGTGTCTTCAATGCCTGCCCAATTATGGGTGCGAAGCATTTCATCAATAGAATTGATGTCGTCATCTAAAGTCGCTGATTTTCTTTTTAGTGCCTCAACATGGTGATTAACATCACCCCACCTAAAACCACCACTATAAGTTTTTAGAAATTTTTTAAATTCTGCATTTGCAGGATTACTTAAGGCAATTTCGTTGCCACGGGCATCAAGTAACCTAGCCTTGCCAGCTTCAGTTGAAATTCTATCTTTGTAATATTTTGCAGTATTTTCTTGTTCGCCAAAATACAGCCCATGCCCATACATTTGCTCGCCTTCACCCGTGCCAATCTTGCTCGGATCAAAGCGCTCAAATTCATGCGGGGTGCCATGATACCCAATGATCGGGTCATCAATCCGCACATCCTCATCCTGCGGCTGCTGCACCGGGCCACCGTCAGCACGGCCAACACGATCATGAGGAACACGCACATGAATGCCCGGCAGCATGCGCGGGTCCATGCGGCCACCTGTTGCAGCACCGCCATCAGCATACATCAAAGGCTGCTGCATCGGATTGCGCGCGGCAAGCAAATCACGTTGCGCTTCTTCATCCGCTTGCATAACCGGCTGTTTCGGAGCCTTCACATCAACATAATAAGGGGGCGGGTTACTCGTATCAGCAGGAGGGCCAGGAAGGTCTTGTGGCGGGCTAAACGCAGACATCGGCGCTTCTGCAAGCGCATCAAAGCCCAGCGTTTGCCCAAATTGTTCCGCTGCACCCCTGCCAAATGCGCCCATGGTCATAGCATTTACTGCGGCCAACTGAGCATCAATATTTTGTTCCAAGCCCATCATGCCAAGCTGCTCATTCAGGTTGTTGGCATCAATAGCCGCGCCAATCCCTGCTGCCGCAGTACCAAGACCCGGCACACCAAAACCAAGCCCGGCAAGACCGCCAATAAGGCCCAGACCTAAAGCTGAAGGCGCTTGGCCAAAAGGAGGAGTGCCAAATGGCACAGTAGCGGTCGGCGCAGTAGGCACAGGTGCGGCAACAGGCCCACTTAAATTGGCGTCAGTTTCGTCAGGGCCAGTCTCTCCAATACCCCCAGCACCAGCCCCTGTAGGTCCCGCGCCAGTGCCTTCATTTCCTGATGTAGCTGTTTGCGTATTTGGATCAGACATCGCAGTGTCTGTATTGGAGTCATTACCAGGACCACCGCCAGGGCCATTGCCATTACCATCATCAAACGCAGGCACACCATATTCAGTCAGGCGGCCAGAGCCACCTCGCCGCATCAGAAGCTCTGCCTCATAAGGCGTGATGTAAGCCAGCATATGCCGCTGACCACCAATTGAAGCCTTATTCGGCGCAGTCACCTCGCGCCGCGCAATCATCATGGCTTGACGAATAGCCTTGCGCGGATCGTGGTTCATTGCGGCAACGCTCCCCCAAGCCCTGGCAGCGGCGGCAGATTACCGCGCCGCGCCCTCTCCTCTAGCTCGCGCTCCGTGACAGCCTGGAAGGCAGGACGCACAAGCGGCGCCACAACCGGCGCGCTCTCTGGATGCACTGCAAGGTTCTGCGCCAGATCAATGAGCTGGAGGCGTTCACGGGCGATAGCTTCATCGGTCTTTGCCCCCATGGCCCGCTCTTCAAGGCCAGTCTGCACTTGGAATTTAGACACATCCAAGCCCATGCGCTGCTCATGCATGGCCTGATTGGCCTCAAACTGCTGGGCCTCCAGCGCCGTGTCAGCCTGCATCTTCTGCGCCCGCGCCTGGGCTTCCATGCCCTTAATGTCGGCTTCCTGCTTCCTGATCTGAAGCTCGGCCTGCGCCTTCATCAGCTCAGGCGGCGGCTTGCCCTGTGCGTCAGGCGGCGCAAAGAATTGCTCAGGGTTATTCCAGCCAATAGCCTGCAAGGCCGCCGTATCAATCGCAATCGGGTCGTACAGCCCCGGCTGCGCCTGCTGAAGCTGCTTCAGCGCCATGATCTTCATCAGGCGCTGCGTGTGGCTGGCGGTGTTGGGATCAGCCTGCGGCACCAGCTCTGCATTGTCCAGGGCTTGCAGGAAGCGCTGCTCATCCCACGGATAGGCATTCTTGCGCTTGCGCTGCCAGAAGCTCTCAGGGTTCTCGCGGAAGCATTCGGCCAGCAATTGGAATTCCTGCGCCTGGGCAGCATGCATGCGCTTATGGACAGAATTCAGAATCTTCTGCGCCTGTTCAATCATCGCCAGCGTGGTGCCAACCGGCGCATCAGCGCGCCCCTCGCCAACCATCATCTCGCTCACGCCGCCAATGCGCTGCCCAGTCTCAACGATGTTCTGCACCAACCCCATCAGGGCTTGGCTGGGCTCCTTGTACGGCAGCGGCATGATCGCCTGCTGGATCGGCATGCCATTGGTCTTCACCAGGGCGCCGCCGCCCGGAGGCACACGGAAGATGTTTGTGTTTTGCCTCGCGCCTGCGTCTGCGAACAGGAAACCCGGAAAGTTTGCGTACATCCCAGCGTCCAAAAGCTCGCGCCATGCAGCCGTCACCGCGTTTGTCGTGTTGCCAAGGATATGAAGCAGCCCAATATCGTAAAACCCAAAGCCGGGCATGAAGGTGTACTTGACGAAATTGCTGCGGGCTTCAGGAAGCTCGGCAGTGTCTTCGTCATAGTTGCGCACCACCGAAAGTATCTTCTTCGAAGATGCATCAATGGTCACGCGATACGGAATTTCCAGGCCAGTCTCTTTGCCTTTGTAGGTATGCTCGAAGCCCTGAATGTTCAGCTCGCAGTAGCATTCATAGATTTCACGATCCCGGTCATCAGGGTTCATGACATCCGGCGAGATGCCTTCCTGCGTCTTCTCTTCACGCTGAAGGCTATCAAGGCTGTGCGGGTTTGGTGTGCTGAGATCAGTGTCTTGATACACGCCCAAGATTTGCAGGCGCTTCACCACGCTGGGCTTCAGGAACGTGCGGTGCGTGATGCGCTTGGCGTTCTGCAAATCAGTCGCGCCGTTATTCACGATCAGATCATCGGCATCAACCGTTTCGGAAACGGGACGATTGCGCAGCGGGCAGTAGTACACCTTCTTGAACGCAGAGCCGCCGAAGCCAAGCATCAGCAGCATGCGGTCAGTGTCGGGGTAATACTCGGTCGCCACCGCCGTCAGGTAGTGGTTGAGGTCGCGCTCCAATGCATTCGCCAGCTCATCTTCTTGCAGGCTGGGGTCGTTATCGTCGTTGCGGATTTTCACCGGGCCATCGGTCGGCAGCAGCTCAGACCGCGCATTAGCCTGAAAGCGCAGCACGGCTTCCAGCAGCAACGGGTGCCGCACCTTCGACATGCCTTCGACCGGCGCACCGTCAGCAGCGCCAGCAAGGCTGGGGATTTCGATCTTCAGGCCAAGCAGTTTCAAGCCGGTGGCGCGATCTTCAATCCATTCGCTGCGGCTTTGCAGATCATCGCGGATGCCGCGCAACAGGTCTTCGCTAATGCGTGAAAGCTCTGCCTGCGGGATTTGATCAACGAGGTTATCAAACCAGCCGGTTTCTTTTTTGCCACCGGCAGGCTCCAGGGGCTGGCCATCAATCCGCACCGTGATGCTGCCATCGGGATGCTCAATGGAGAGGATGTTGCCGCTGTCATCGGTCTGGGGCTGATCGGCGGCCTCATCGGCCTCCATGATCACAACCTCTTCACCGGGCGGCAGCTCAGGCGCCTCGGGGGCGGGCTCACGAATGGACGGGCTAAGGCCAGGGACAAGTGGCATGGTCACTCCCTCTCGCGGGCCATATTGCACATGTGGCCACGCAGTCGCAACAGATTAGACAGGATATAAAGGCCCAGGGCCTGCGCCCTGATGCTGCATACTCTCCTGCACAGCAGCGGTCCATTCGGGGCCACGGGTCAGCAGGCCCAGGTCACGCATGTGCCTGATGGCTTGGCTCACCGTATCCACAAGGTCATCGTTCTTGCCCTTGGGGAAGGTGCCGACCTGGGTGATCACCTGATCGGCCCAGGATCGGTCAGGGGCATAGACCATGCCTTCGGCAAAGAGGTGCTGAACCGAATACAGCCGCGCCAGCTTGTCCTGACCCTTGGGGTCCAGAAGCTGAACGCCCCAGTCCTCATGCCCAAACAGGCGGCGCAGCTCCTGGGCCACGGAATGCCCGGCAGCCTTATTTTCGATGATCAGCTTATCCACGCGCATGCGGCGGCAGGTGGCGGCCACCTTCTCAACCAGATCATGCAGCTCCAGGCGCTCGGCCCAGGCATTCATCAGCATCACGCGCGGGTGCTGCTGGCTGTAGCTGCGCTCAACGCCATCCTCGGTCTTGGCGGCCTGGGCCACGACATCGCCGGAGAACACGCCCCAGACGGTCATGGCGCTGAAATCGTTTTCGGTCTTGGTGGTGTAGGCCGTGTCCAATGAGGCCACGATATAGTCCATGGCCGGGTAGGCATCCTCGGCCCAAAGCTGCCACCAGTCGCGTTTGATGATCCCGCCGCCCTTGGGCTCAGGGCGCTGCTGAAGCTGCCCGGCTGCGGTCCATGGACCCATCTGCTTTTCAAGGGTGGCCACTTCAGGCTCGCCAAAGCGCTCAGGCCACAAAAGCTCACCGGCTTCCTCACGCGGGTCTTGCCAGCCAATGCTGGTGACGAAGCTGCGGTCAGGCTCATACCGCATGGGCAGGCACAGGTGCGTCCAGTTGTCGGCATCCTTGGAGAGGATGTGGCCGGTCAGGTCTTCCTCGGACAGACGCTGCTGGATCACGATGAAGGCCCCAGTTTTGGGGTCATTGAGGCGGGTGCTGAGGGCGCCGTCCCACCATTCAATGGTGGCTTCAATGGTTGCCTCGCTGAAGGCTTCCTGGGCAGCGTTGGGATCATCCACCACGATGATTGACCCGCCTTCGCCGGTCAGCGCTGATCCCACAGAGGTGGAAAGGCGCGAGCCACCCACGCTGTTGTCAAACCGGGTCTTGGTGTTCTGGTCGCCGGTCAGGCTGAAGCGGTCGCCCCAGAGGCGCTGATACCAAGGCGACTCGATCAGGCGGCGGCACTTCACGCTGTCGCGAAGGCTCAGGCTCTGGGCATAGGATGCATGCAGGAATTGAACGCCAGGGCCACTGGTGGGGGTGCGATGGCGCTGCGCCCAGACCCACGCAGGGAAGGCTACAGAGGTCAAGGAAGACTTGGAGCAGCGCGGTGGGATGTTCACCAGCAGGCGCCTAATCTCGCCGTCACAGACGGCCTGGAGATGCTCTGCAACGGCCTCGATCACCCAGCCAGGAGTGAAGGGCGAGGGGTCGATGTACTGCCACCCGCTCATCAGGAAGTCGTACAGGTTCTCTTCACACTCAACCCGGTCAAGCTCGTTCAAGATGTCCTGGGCGCCGATGACGCCCCCATTCAACCGGATCAGGGACACTGATCAGCCCTTATCCAAAACCGCCAGGGCTGCCGCGCGCAGGGCCTCACGGGCGTCAGGATCAAGCTTGGAGGCATCAATAGCGACCTTGGCTTCGGTCTGGATCGGGCCGCCATCCTTGCCGGTCAGCTCAGTTGTGCGGCGGTCGCCGTATTGCCTGGGCGCCATCTTCATGGCCCGCCACTGGGCCACGCTGATCTGGAGCTTGACCACTTCGATGTTGTCTTTGGTCGCGCTGCGGGCTAATTTCTCAATCTCATCAACGAGATAGTCGGCAAGCCCCTCGCGACCCCGCGCGCACTTTGTACCAAAATCTGGGTATTCATCGAACCATCGGTATATGGTCACGCGGCTTGGCATCCGCTCATCTTCGGCGATGCGCACCAAGCTTTCGCCGCTCAACAGGCGGTCAACGATCTCCTGGGCAATCTCTGGGGTGTACAATGTCGGCCTGCCAACAGGCTGCGGCTTGATCGGGTTGCCGAGAGCGTCAACGCCTTTGCGCCGGTATTTGGATACGGGCGCGGCTTCGGCTTCAGGCTGTATCTTCTTGGGGCGTGGCATCAGATCAACCTCATCTGGCGCAGGCGGTGAGAGGCTACCTTGCGCACTACTTCCTCGGCTTTCTCGCGCCATCCTGGCGGGTAAACGGCGAAGCAGTGTGTGCCTGGGGCGTTTGTCTTTGGGCGCAGCTCCAGGGCTGGCGGTTCATCGACCACTTCGGTGTAGATGTTGCGCATCATGGCTCCTGCTTCCCAGGTGTCTTCGGGGACGGGCTCGAAGTCTAAGTCGCGGAACACATCAACGATAGTAAAATAATCAATCCTGTGAGGGCGCGGCATGCTCATGGCCTCCTGCCCCAAATATAGTAGAACCTGCTGGGCGGTTCCAGCAGGTTCTTTGGGAAGGCTCAGAAGTTGTAATCGTAAAACTTGATGGGCTTCACGGCCAGGACGTAACGCTCACCGTGCTTGCAGCGCCACCGGCCATCCTTTTGCAGGCGGATACGGATCACGCGGGCTTCTGGGTTGCTGGTGATGGTCCATTCCTGCTTGTCCTGGTCGCTGAAGTGGCCCACGAAGCCACCGGCCTTAAAGCCCATGTCTGCGCTGGGATTGGAGCGCACGGCGTCCATGGCGCGGATTTCAATGGTGCGGTCGCTGACGCGGCGCACGATTTCGAAGGGGTTGATGTCGCTGTAGCCGATGTGGTTTGCGAAGTTGAAGGTCATTTCCGTATCTCCATCTCAATCGGCGTCATTGCCTGAGACATCTTGTAGCGATATGCGACAAACAACGCAAGTACAATTTTGGAAAAATCTTCAAAAAAAGTGCATCTATTTTTTATGTGGTTGATTTGATTGGGAAATATAGCGCACACAAAAACCCCTGAAATGTGTGCGCTATGCTGTTTTTGGGGGTCTATTTTGAGGGTTCAGATCGCCAGATCGCGCAGCAGGCAGTCGCGCTGCTCCCATCCTGGCAGCCGGTGGCGCCAGAAGGTTTCAAAGCAGTGGATGCCGTAGGACTCGGCGTCTTCTACCTTTTGCCGGGCTTGGTCTTTCAGCTCAGGCTCGGTCAGCCATGCCTTGGAGAGGTCCAGGGGGCAGCAGAAGCCTGGGGGCATGTTGACCACATGGTCCATATCGACGGTGGGATCAAACATCATTTCGGCGGGCAGCACGACACCGCCATAGGCCCAGGTGGATGAACCTTGGGCCTGGGGAAGGCGGCGCATCCATTCTGCAATGAATGGCATTTTGGGGGCCGAGATCATCAGGGCGTTTGAGACTGATTCGCGCTTTTCGCTTTCCCACGAGATGGTCAGGCTGTCTTCAAACATCGGCATGGGGCGCAGCGTCAGCAGGTCGGTGTCCATGTAGATGCCACCCTGGTCATACAGGATGTTCAGGCGCAGCGTGTCTGACTGGTATTGGGGCCATTCATGCTCGGGCATAATGGTGGGGATCAGATCGACCATGCTGGCGATCTCGCCCCATCCTGCGATGTCGCCGGGCTTGGCGTTGGTCCAGAAGCGGATGGTGTCGGGCTTCTGGATTGTGGCTGCCCGCTTCACGGCCTGAATGTTCAGGCTGCTGAAGGGGCGCGTTTTGCTGTTTACCGGGTAGATGAAATGAACGATGTTGGGGATCACGGCTGGCGCTCCACCACATGCAGCACCTTGCCGTCAGGCCGGGTGACGGTGAAGGGTGGCTGCGTGTATCCTGCGCGGGTCAGCGGCAGCTTGGGCAGCATGATCCATGTGCCACCCGGCTGATCCAGCCAATAGCCCCATTCTGGTTCTGTAGTCATTAGTGTATGGCCTCGCTCATAGGTTGATCATCGCTGATGGGTGGATAGGCTGCCACCACGGCAGCCATGTCGGTGGCGATATTTTTTCGGTATCCAGTCTTACCGTTTTTCTCAATTGTCATGGCCAGGGCCTGTGCCATCACCAGGGTGGTTTCGGCGGGGTCGAAGCCTCTGTTGTCGGCTATGCGCGCCACCAGTTCAGTGACGGCTATTGCGAACAGATAAATTTCTTCAGCAGATTTTTCATTTTCGCTCATGCTGCTTTTTCCTTTTTCTCTTTCAGCATCAGCTCCAGCATGCGGATGACTGACACGGGTACGGGGCTCTGCGCGCCGATCCAGCGGAATGCTGTGGCGCGATGTACGCCCGCTATGTGGGCGAAATCCTCGGTGTGCAGGTCGAGGGCGTCCAGCAGCCTGACAAGGTTTTTGGCGGTGGTGTCGATCCGGGTAGTGATCATTTTTGAATTTCCTTTAACGCATCTTCGGTGAGGCGTAGGGACATTTTGAGATCGGCCAGGGCGATGTTCCGGTGATAGCCGGGGAGGCGATCCACGACCCGGCGCAGGACATGGTTGAGATATCCTGCGACATAATCCTGGCCCATATTTTTTGCCTTGGCGTAGGCCAGCAGGGCTTCCGTCAGGGCATCGGCGGGGTGGGGCTCTTTCATGCTGCTTCCCTCCAGCCAGAAGTGCCTATGGGCCAATATCCGGCGCCTTCATCCCGCGACATTTTATTTAAGCTGTTGCTCAAGGTGTAAGCGCTGTGGATCATAGGCGGTACGGACTTCATGCTTTTCCATGCTGGGATGGGCAGCCCGGCCTTGCGCAACGCCATGACACGGTAGCGGGCTGTCTCGTATGCAGCAGCGCATGCCGGGTGGGGTGCGCGGTCTATGAGGTAGTAATCCATGGGCTTGCCTTCGCGGGCATCATTCCAGCCTGCCCAGGCGAAAGGTACGCGGGGATCACCCGCGAACCCAAGGCGCGCTTTTTTGTTGGACTTGTTCATGGGGTTTCTCCCTTTGCCTTGGCGATGATTGCTGCGGCTTTTTCGCATTTTTCTGAAATATATTTCCACCCTTCGGGGGATGGTGGATTGCCCGTGAATTTCTGCGCTTCCCACAGCGTCCAGAGGATTTCTAGGGCTTCCAAAAGCTCTGGCGCTGCTGCGGCCAGGGTGGCGCGGGCCTTGTCTTCTCCGCGCCTGCCGGTGGACAGGACACGGAAGTAGGCCACATTTTTGTCGCCGATGCGGAATTCGTGATCGGCGGCCACTTCATAGACGTTCCAGGTCATCTCTCAGCCCTCCGCAGTCTTGGCTTTGGCGCGCACGGTGGTGATCACGCTCTTTTTGGTGCATGCGGCGATTTGCTCGGCGGTCAGGTAGGACTGGGCCAGCTTGCCGTCGAAGGTGCTGCGCTCGGAGAGGCTGACGACCACGTTGGCGAATTCGCCGCAGAGCTTTTCCTGGCCGGTGGCAACGATCTGGTCGCGCACGGACTTCACTTCGGCTTCAAGCTCCTTCAGGCGCTCGTTCAGGGTGTGGAAGCGGTCGGCGAGGGTGAGGTTATCAAGCATCTGAGTCATCTCCATCGGCGTCATTGCCGTGAGATGTTTATGGCATGTTATCGCATACTGCGACAACCCCTAAATTAGATACTTAACCACTTTTTATATTTGCGGGGAAAATCCCCCGGCGCTGTTTTGGGGAATGGCAGGGAGCGCCGGGGTAGTTGTCTTTGGGAGGCCCTCTCCGTGGACAGTCGGGAGGGTGCGGTAACCTACTGCTTTTTTTGTTCTTGCTCCAACAATTTTTCGAGCATGTAGTCATATCGGTCCACTTCCTGTTCCACCATGGTGAGTCTGATCATGGTTCTCTGGTAGGCCAGGGTATCGCCCCATTGTAGGTCTTGCTTGGCCCGCTCTTTCAGGTGCGGGATGCTGTAACGCAGGGCCTTTGGGCTATTCAGCAGCCGATTGATGTATGCTGGCGGAATGTGTTTGGTCAGCAAACCCATGGTCAGCCCTCCTTCTGGTTGGGCAGAAAGAGCTTCATGGCGCGGGCCAATATCCGCTCCATATCAGGCTGGCCGTGAAATAGCCCAGGCCCGCGATTGTCGCGGTCAGCGCCATTATGTTCCACAGGATCATTGTGATTTTGAACAACATTCATCTTCATCTCCATATCAATCAGGGGTCGGGATGACCCCTGTTCTGGTATTTATCCAGCGAAAAGCAGCAGAAGCAAGACCCCTGCGGCCAGGGTGCCGAAAAAGCTGCATCCCATGATCAGCAGGAGGGCCAGGACGGCTGATCCCCAGTCTTTGCGTTTGTTCATCATGCCTTCTCCTTCAATGCTACCCACCGGGCCAGCAGCGCTGCTTCAGCCCTACCATCATCCTTCACGCGGTCGAAATCCCTGGAGCCGGGCCAGAGGCGTTGCGCCATCTGCCGGGCTGCCCCCTTGTCGGCAGGAACGCCTGCCTGCCTTTTCCACACTGCTGGTCGATAGAAGGCCATTGGCATGCGAAGGCCAGCGCAGACCCCGGCCAGGATGCCTGCCGAATATCCAAAATTGAACATGCTGGTAACGCCTTGGCCGGGCATGGCCCCGACCTCTTCAATCACCACCATTTTCACATCATCATAATCTTCCAACAGGCTTACCAGCATCTGCGGGCTGACCTTCTTTTTCCCGTTTACCTCAACGGTTGGCATATCGGCGACACCAATCAGATACCCCTCATCAGACATGAAGGCGATGGCCCCGTTCAAACCTGGGTCGATCCCGATGATCATGTTTCTTTCCTCAATTTGGCTAACAAGTACGCGCGGTCGAACATCACTCGCTGCACTGTGATCGCTTTGTTGTTCCAGCGCAGACTTTCAAATTCGGCCTGTTCACAGCGGCTGATCCAAAAATGCCACTCAAATGGCCTTGTAGTTCGCACCCGCCACCTATTTTCTACAAGTGATTTTACCGCGATTACTCCCCATTTCTCGCTGTCTAACTCACCGAGCTGTATGATGAATTTATCCGTCTTAATCGGCCTTCCAAATCCCAAGGGCGGTATTTTTGATTTTTTCAGAAGCGTTTTCCCTTTTAATATTAAAAGGTTAGCCTCTGCCCCTGGGGACAAATCAAAAATTGTTTTGATGTTTATTTGGATGGGCCTTTTCAAGGCACCAACGGTGGTTTGTGTCATGCTGCTTCCTCCTTCAACCGTGCCAGCAGCACCGTCTGTGTGGGATCGCGGCGCTGCGTGGTGGTGGCAGCGCCATCATCCACCATGGCGCGGAAGACCCGCCATTCCTCGTATGGCATGGTGGGCTTCCAATCGCCTGTGCCAGCCTTCCTGGTGGCCACGATGATCCATTCTGTGCCGACCTGCTCAACGCTGATAGCTTCGATCTGGGTAGTGATCATGGGGCCGCGTGGGGGAAGCCCCACGCTGGCCTTCTGTGCGCCTCTCTGGGCCATCAGCGCGCCTCCAGGGCGGCTTGGCCCAGCGGGGTGTCGGCAAGCTGCCCCAGCGCCCGCATGTAGGTTTCGAGCAGGGCCTGCTGCTCTTCCCACTCGGCCTGATCCTTCTTCCGGCTGGCAATCAGCATGCGCAGCACCTTGGTATCGAAGCCAGCCGATTTGGCTTCCGTGTAGATGTCCTTGATATCGGCCTGGAGGTTTTTGCGTTCATCCTCCAGCTTTTCGATCCGCTCAACGATGCTCATCAGGCGTTCAGCGGCCACGTTGTGTCCAATCTTACTCATGTCCAATCATCCTCTTTCTGTTCAGTTTCGGGTTCATCCAGCCATACCCCTTCCCCCCTGGATGGCTGGTGACGTTCAGGGGCTTCATCGGCAATGGCATCGCGCTCTGCGGCATCCACAGGGTCATCGATGGTCCAGTGCCGAATTCTGATGTTGTCTGGTGCTGGGTGGCAGTTGCAGCACCTCCAGCCGTGGTGAGGCATCTCTGCCTCGGTCCAAAACCTGACGCCGCCCAGGCAAGGCTTACACGCCTCTACTGGCGGCATGGGCAGCGGGTCTGCCCAGCCAACGTATGTCATCTCAATACCGATCTCCCATGCTCTACGCCACGCGGCCACCTGCCGGGGCGTTACCTTCACCTGAGCCAGATGGCCCAGGCCCGGCGGTTTCTTCTGATACCGATTTCCTGCGCCTTTGCTGCCTCCTGGGCGGCTTCCGGTCTTAGCCATTATTCATCTCCCCCCAGGGCTTTCCGCAGCGCCTGTAGGCAGCGCCAGCGGGGCCGTCAGGCCCCCCCGCGAAGCGGGTGGCGCGCCTACTGGTGCGCGGCTTATCCGCCCCAGGGCCTTCAATCCGATCTTCCATCTCAATCCAAATCCTCTTCACCTGCTACCCCCTATACCTGCTGTTTATTTTTTTTTTTTTAGGAATTTTCTCTTCAAACTTCAGTTACCCTCTACTGGTGTTTTCCGGGGCAGGCTTTCTGC